ATCGTAGCGCAGCGTTATCACATGGATGCGCTCGTCAGAGGCATCATGCCTACGCTAGAGAAAACAGGCCACAGGATCAGCCCACCAGAACTCGTGTCATGTAATCATCTGTTCGTAACGTTAGGCCGCAGCAGGCAGCCTGGACAGACCGACGAACAAATGATAGCCAAAGCACTAGAACCGCCAGCCAGCGACCGTGATGCGGTGTTCAAGAGTACACAAATCTTCGGTTCCATCACTGCTCTCAGGTCTAGGCTGACACTGTTCAAGCAGGAGTTCGAAAGCGCAATCACCACCGCACAAGCACAGTACGCATACGCACACGAATAACCCAACGAAAGGCCAGCCGCCATGACTGTCACACCAGGCGACATCGAGCGAGCCAGATTAGAGTACAAAGCCAACGTCCAGCAAAGCGTCACCGACATCATCCAGCTCTTATCACTCCAGCCCAACACCAGCCCAGCACACAAGGTCGAAGCATATCGTGACGGCGTACGTATCCCCGTCAACTTCACCAGCGACCGTGTGCTATACGTGTACTGTCTGCCGTGGGCGAGAGGCTGGTCGATCTTCACCACTCCAGACACCGACGACGTGTACAGCTTCAGTTGGCGTGAAGTCAATCTGAAGTGGCGTTCATATCAGATGCCGGTATACAATCCGCGTGATATGAACGGGCCGTGGCACTGCACACCACAGCAGATCACAGCCGCTCTCATGTGGGTCGTCGGCCGAGTCGGCAACCACGAGAAGCGCCGCCGTGCTCAACTCCAGCGTAAAGGATGGACATACTAAGATGACAGACCACACTCGGTTCACCGTGTTTACCGTCACCATCAAGTTCACACTCCCCAAATCAACCAGCGATCAGGACGCACAATCCGTACACGATGCACTCAAGCTGTGGGTTGCGAACCCTGACTTCAAAGAGCGCATCGACACTGAACTCAGCGTACACCTGGCCGACATGGAGTACGTTCCAGTTCTACCAGACGATCCGTTCGACCAAGAAAGCCTGAAGATCGAAGTCGAATGAACACAGTATGTGAACTGTGCGGAGCCAGGGCAGTAATGCACTTCTATGCACTCAACCCTGGCTCGCCGCTCCCTACACCACAACGCGGCGACGATCCGTTCTACCCACCAGACCTCGCAGACTTTCGCTTGAACTGCTGCGTCGAATGTTTTGAGGTAACAGCCACCCAGCTGCGATCCGAAAAGTACGTCGGACTACGCGCAACGGGTGTGATCCCCGGAGATTACAAGAAGTGAGCGATACCCCAATCCCAGTCACACTCACAGTAGTCGAGAGCCGACCCAACTTCAACGTCATACTGTCGTTCAATGCTGACCCGCCACACCTAGCGTATATTCTCAGCTTTCACTTATCGCTAGAGTCAGCACTTGACGCAGCGTTCGTGTATCTATACACATCAAGCCTGTCGGGTACGTACGCCAGACCCAAACACAGCTTTCGCCTCGCAGACCCGCCACCGAAGCAGCCTCATGTGAACGTCGCACTATCAGACGAAGCGTGGGCGTACTTCAACGAACAGACCGAACTTTACCGCTATAACGGTCGTGCGTATTATCTCGGCGTCTCGGTTTACTTAATAGCCCTGCTCGACGCCAATCCCCTTCCAGAACACTGGATCGACAATCGACACAACATCGAACCTGACCTGCCAGAGTACAACGATGCTCGGGTCGAGGATAACCAGCTTCCGGTGTGGAATGACGACGAACTAGGCACCGGCTCACGCAACTATCAAGGCAGGAGGCGCAGGGTCAGATCATTCCCCACCGGCAAGATCAGATTAATCCTCTCACGTCTCGAACCTATCGCACTCGCCCACAAACTCACACCCGCGCAGGACAAGCGTGACCTGCTCAATCGCCAACGCTGGGCATCAGCCGCCTTAGAAGCGATAGGACTTCGGTATCTCGTACCACGCAACGAGCCTCGTATTAATCCTATGCCAGCCAAACGTGATCGGAGGCACCACAAAGACGCGGCCAAAGCTGACGAACGGTTCCCTTTCTTCTGAGCTATGAAACTGATCCCGCTCACCCAAGGTTACGAAGCTATCGTAGACGACGAAGATTACGACGCTCTGGTACAGTACAAGTGGCACGTCTTGAAGGTAAAAGACCTGCGTTATGCTAGACGCAAGATATATCCAACCTATCAGGACGTACTCATGCACCGTCAGATTCTCGGTGTGACAGATCGTAGTCTGGATGTAGACCACAAGGACGGCGACGGTCTGAATAACCGCAGGGAGAACCTCCAGGTAATTTCACACGACTTGAATGTGGCGCTAGGCTGGCGCAGGAAGAGGGGAAACTAGGCTCAAGCAATTTTCCGAACACGTCTCGATTTCCCGTCCAACCACTTGTATTTCCCCCCACGATGCGGTATAGTCTATTTGTAAGGAGAAACGCCCACCATGAGCGAAACCGCACAGGCCGAAGCGCAGTCCACCCCACCCGCCGAGGGCACCGCACCCGCCACGCCTCCCAACGGCACCGCGCCCGAGGGCGGAGACGAGAAGCGTCAGGTTGCGGGCCTGTACATCTCCACTCCGGAAGTCCTCCGGCTGAAGATCGAAGAGGAAGCCGGCAAGGTCAGCAAGACGCCGCGAGTGTTCGTCCGCGACTTGCTTGCGAACATGTGGGGTCTGACCCTTCCCGAGCCGCGCACTCGTAGCAGCTACGCCACTCCGGAAGAGCGCGAAGCGGCACAGCTGGCGAAGCGCAAGGCGCGTGCCGATCTCATCAAGCAGCTTCTGGCGGAACACCGCGCCAAGCAGCAGAGCGGAACGGCAACCGTCCAGTCCAACGCCTAGTTCTCACCGTCCACCCGCGCAACGAGCCTCGCCTAACAAGCGAGGCTTTTTGCTGCATACGACTTTATCTTCCGTAAAACTCAAACTTAATTGTATCCCGTAGATCGGGCCTTAATCAGACCCATTCCAAGGGTTGACAAGACGCCCCGAGTGTGGTATACTTGAAAGAGAGGGAGGCTCCCCCAACGGACCAGATTAGGAAAACGAAGATGTAATCACACAGTCCAACTATATCCACACACACCACACAACTACGAAAGGTCACACACTACAATGGCTAGCGAGAACAAGCCGGCGGGCAATGGCGACGACGTTCCTGAGGAACTGAAGCCGTCGGTTCTTCTGATGAGCGTGATGATTAAGTTCAAGGTCGCGCCCGTCGTGGACGAAGAGGATCAGGAGACGTTGCAGGAGAAGCTCAGCGAGCTGTTCAGCGACGAGCGGCTCTCCGACATGGTGACGGCGTTCCTCAGCGACGAGGAAACCGTGAAAGAGCTGGGCTTCGAAGAGAGCGACGTTGATCTGATCACCGAGAACGTCGTCTACGAAGTCGCTGACTAACGTGACCACACAGCCGGCCGGTAAGCGTCTACAGGAGTTGCGGGCAGAGGCCGAAGCGGAAGCGATGCGTAAGCTGAGGGACGAGACGATCCCTTCCCTCGAAAGCGTGATCGCGGGTACGTCAACTGGGCCAAAGCGTGACCTGTTGACGGAAGCCAACATCCTGCTTCGCTCGATACTTTCGGAGTAACCGTTCTCACCAAGCGGCCAGGCTAGTGGGGTGTGACAGCCCCGCTAGCTTGTGGCTTGAGGATAACGTCTCAAGAGAAAGGCACAACGCAGTGTCCATTCCGGACGAAGAAGAAATCGTACTTGAAGGCGACGAGCCAGAGCCAGAGATGGAAGAGACTGGACTTCCAGAACTTCCGCCAGAGTTGTCACACATCATACTCACAGCGTTCCCTCCGGGGAATAAGCTCGCGTCAGGTTTCACAGCCAGCCTCGTTGATCTGATGACCAAGGCGGACAACTATAACTTGGCCCGCCTATTCGAAGTGTTCCCGGTGTTCGGCGTAGCGTACATGTGTTGGGACGAAAGGCTCATCGAAGTCAGCCCCAACCGTGATCGTGTGACCTGGACTGAGCAGTTCGCCAATCTGGCCAGCATCATGGACATCCCATCGTGGCTTGAGCGTTGTCGCATCCTACAGTCCACGATTAACTACTCACGCACACAGCACATGAGCGAGACGCTCACGGCGCGTGATCTGGCTAAGGCCACACCTTACGGGGCGTACTAACATGCCTTACCAGCCGCACCGCAACGACGTTGATTCGCAAACCCTCTGCCGCATGATGGGGCCGCTGATCGAAGATGGGCAGGATGTCTACGTACAGTGGACGTGTCCCAAGTGCGGCGAGCGTTCGACCAGCTCAAACCCAACGATCCTTGTTCAGACTAGCGACGGTCGCAAATCCGTCGGAATCTACGAGAGGTACAAGCACGACGAGAAAGCCAACGGTACACCCTGCGGTTACATGGTTCACGCACTCGGGTACAAGTTCGGGTACGTAGCGATCAAAATATCCGACGCTCCACCGCTCAAGTTCCCTCTATAAATGACGGACGGCAGCGGCTTTGACCTGGTAGCAGCATCACACATCCTGTTGGTGTTCGCTCTCATGGTCATAATGGCGATCCTGTACGACGCATACAGAAAGAGACACTGATGCCCGGTAGTATCCTAGACCAGTTCAGGTCACAAGGAAAGATCGCTTCGGCGATTCGTGAGGCTCGCAACGAAGCAGCTCTCACAGAAGAAGTCCTGCCGTCTGGCGCAATGACGTATCTGCTGCGGCCATACCAGTCGCAGGGTGTGCGTTTTCTGCGTGAGAAGAAGCGCGCGATATTGGGTGATGCCCCCGGACTTGGCAAGACGTTCCAGGCCATCGAGGCGGCAGAGCTGCCAGCGTGTATCACAGCCCCTCTCAGCCTGGTCGATCAGTGGCGTGACTTCATCGAAGAGCAGTATCCACATCATACTGTTCACGTCGCAGCGTACGGCGATATCATCAAGCGAGACGCTGTGTTCAAGGAGTTCGAAGCCGACCCTAATCCGAACAAGTGGATCATCGTCAACCACGATGCGTTCAGGACGTACTTCGTTCCGCCGGTCAAGACCCTGATCGCTGACGAATTTCACCACTTTCGCAACCGTGAAGCGAAGCGATCCGTCGGCCTTCGTCAGATGGCAGCTCGCACACCCAATGTGTACGGACTGACGGCCACTCCAGTCTTTAAAGACGTGGGTGACTTGTACCATCTGCTTCACATCTTAGACCCGAAGAAGTGGTCGAGCTACTGGAGCTTCATTCAGACCTACGCCGTCGTCGATGCGTCAGGTTGGGGAACGAGGATCGTACGTTCACGCAGCCCCAAGCGTCTCGAAGAGGATACTGCGGACTACATGCTGGGCCGCACGTACAGTGATGTGCATATGTTCCTTCCGGAGCGGATCGACAAGCATATCACAATGAAGCTCAAGGACGACGATCTAACACGCTACAACAAGCTCAAAGACTATTATCGTCTAGAGCTGGAAGAAGCAAACGAGCGCGGCGAAACGCATCAGTTGTACTTCAATGCCGGTGCAGTGCTTCACGCCTTACGTAAGCTGACCGTCACCAAAGAGAAGATCGAGGCGGTTAAGCAGATCGTAGACGACACTCCGGGTGACGCGCCCATCCTGGTGTTCTGTTGGTATCGTGACACCGCCCAGGTTCTCGCAAAAGCACTCGACGGTGCGCTTATCACAGGCGCTATCGCAGCTCCCGAGCGTCGTGATCTAGCTCACGGTATGGAAGGGCAGCGCGTCAGAGTAGCGACCGAGGAAAGCCTCAGCGAAGGCGTGGACATGTCGGACTGCCGTACGGTAATCTTCGTCGAGCAGTCGTACGTACCGGGCCAGCAGTACCAGGCATTGTCGAGAGTAGTCCGTCACCGCACCACACCCGACGACAGCAACGATCCTGTCATTATCTACTGGACACGCTACACCAACACAGTAGATCAGGTCGTCTACACGACGGCACGTGACCGTGCATCGGGCAACGCCATGAGCGTGCTGAAGGAAGCAATCGGCATCCTTTAGCAGATACGCCCGAGGGGCTTGACAGGGGGGCGTCCTGTGTGGTATACTAGATGTAGGCCCACACAGCGCCCCACCCCACAAGGAGTCAGAATAGTGCCGGAACGTACGATCAGATCACTCATCATCGACAGTCACGCAACCGCACTGGAAAAAGGCTGGTGGGAGAGCGGCGACAGACCAATCCTAGAACAGCTTATGCTCATGGTGACTGAGCTAGCGGAAGCAGCAGAGGAAGTCCGCGCAGGTCACGGCGTAGGCGAGACGTACTATAACGCAGCACGGCAGGTTCTCGTACCCGACGGCTTCATCGAAAAGCCCGAGGGTTTTCTTTCTGAATTGGCCGACGTGTTCATTCGGATCGGCGACACAGTTGGCAAGTACGGACTGACCGACGAGTTCATCAAGGTACTCGAAGAGAAGCTAGAGTACAACAAGTACCGCCCCTACCGCCACGGAGGAAAGACAGCATGACAACGACAACGCACCAAGGCCCGCGCTGCGATTATCAGGATTGCCCCCGCCACACCGAAACCATCGAGCGCATAGGTAGTCCCAAGCGCCACCACTACTGTTCTGTAGACTGCCGTAACGACGAAATCAAGCGCAAGTTGCGTATTCACGACGCCGGTCGCACGGCTCGCGCCTAAAGGGGTGTGACATGACCACTAGAAAGTACAACACACCAGAAGAGCGGCGCGAGGCACAGCGCGAGCAACGTCGGCTGCGTGCCGCCATCATCCAGCAGCTACTCGAACAGCATCAGATGGAGATGCAAGCCAAAGCCACTGAGAACGCAGCCAAGGCCAGACTAGCGCAGCCACAACCCCGTCCAGCTCCGCCCGCACCGGAAACCGCGGGGCTAGAAGCGTGGCGCAGGATGCTCCGTCACAAGCTCACACGTTCGATCATCATTCGTACCCTGTTAGACGAACACTACGATGAACTCAAAGCCGAACTCGACGCCTACAGATTAATTAAGGCGAGCGAATGAAGAGAGTAGTCATAATATTATTTGCTGTCACAGCCACCCTGATCGCGCTAGCGTTTGCAGCGTTGATAGTGATAATAGCTTCCACCAACAACCCAACCTCTCAACGACAAGACGACTACTAGCCCTTGAAACTTCCGCTCCTGTGCGGCATATGTAACAAGCCGGGGACACGTCGCCTCCGGCTCGTTACGTATAGACAAATCAAACTTTGTAGAGATTGCTTTTCTAAACTAAAATGGTACGAGCGGCACGAAATAGCCGTCAAGTATATTTTAGAAGATAAGGAGAACCCCTGGCATTGAAATATGAAATAGACTTATCGTCACGAGAGTTCGATGCTCTGATCGAAGATGTGCAGAATGCGCTTGCGGGTTACGCACGTTATAAACTCGCGTTAAAAATAACACTCGGGGCTGCACACCCAAATGTTTTGGAACTCGCCGCCCAGATCGCTCGCGCTGAGAGGGCTGTGACGGCGCTCAAGCAAGCAAGGCAAAACGCAGAGTATCCACAGCCCACACACGTTCGGCGTGAGACACCGGCCCGAAACGTCGGGGACGAAATGCCTAGAGTGTACGGCGCACCAAGAAACGATCCTCGCAGCCCGAGAAAGAAGGTCAAGTGAACGTACGAGTAGGCGCAATCACAGCCGTCAGAATACCGTTCTCGATCAAAGAAAGACCGCGCGGTTGCGTCTACTGCCATTCTAAAACCCACCGTACCTACTTCGCCTACGGTCGCCTGCTACACGTATTCTGTAACAAAGAGTGCATGGTGTCACACCAACTACAACACGTCATGCAGCCAATCGAAGAACCCAAATGAGAACACTAATCTGTGCGACGTGCGATGCCTTATTCTACTACCGAAAAGGCTACTCGTCCAAATACTGCAGCAACGCCTGTGCTCCCCACCACAACCTACCTGTAATTCGAGACGGCTACTACCGTCGTACATACGGCATTACAGCAGATCAACGACACAACATGTATCTAAGTCAGTTCGGCAAGTGTCTGATCTGCGACAGGCCATACCACGCTATGACACTCGTGATCGATCACTGCCACACTACAGGCAGGGTTCGCGGTCTGTTATGTAACGTGTGCAACATGCAGCTGGGCATTTACGAGAAGTACCGCAACCGATACTCGAACCCTAGATGGTTCAATCGAAACAAGTCACGCATCTACGAATACTTGAGGAAAGCCAAGTGAACTTCTCCGTCACCGAAATCCAGAACTATGAACGTTGCCGGCGTATGGCCGTTTATAGCAGTCGAAACGCCCGCGCGCTCACACCCATCTTCAGCCCATTGCATCTGTCTGTAGGCACGATCTTTCATAGGGCACAACAGTTGTGGATCACCGATCCCAAGAAAGACCTGAACTTCCATGTGCTTGACGCCTCAGCAGAGAGCCAAGAGCAGACTATTGCTAATTACACCAAGAACGTCGGCGTGCCTCCGTCTAGCGTAGAACTACTCACACTGCACGAAGCCATCGATATGGCACTCTCGATGGCAGCCAACTATTACATCAAGTATAAGTACCCTCTCCCACCAGAGTACACCTTAGTCAGCGCCGAACAGAAGATCGCCGTTCCGATCCCCGGCACACCGCACTTCCTGACGGGCCGCTTGGACGGTCTTATCCGTCACCACACAGGCCGGCTCGATGTCCTCGAAAGAAAGACTTATAAAAGCCGCCCTAATCTGAAAGGTTTGCAGACTAATTTTCAGTTCCTCGCCTACATGTGGTTGCTTCAGCAACTAAATCTCACAGACAAGACGCCAGCTATCGCATACGACGGTGCGTGGCGCAGGACAGAACCACCCAAGGGACGTTCGTTCGACGATTTATTTTTACGAGTGACGATCACACGTAGCCAGAACGAACTAGATGAGTTCGGCGCATTCCTCCCTCAGATCGCCACTGAGATGTATGACTTATACACACACTCTGAGAAAGCCTTTCCAAATCGCAGGTGGCAGGGTTGTTTCGATTGCCAGTACGATCCGTTGTGCATGGCACAGTCGCGTGGCGAACATGCTAACTTCGACGCTCTCGTAGCGTCTACATACACGATCAGACCAGACGACATCGAAGTAGACGACGAAGAGGAAGCGGCGTGACCACCCGAGCAGGCACACCAGCCGCGGGTTCGCTGGCCTTGAAAACCCTCAGGGTACGCAAGTGTACGCAGAAGCTTTACCTGCCTAACGGAGTTACCTTTACTTGTCAACTAGAGAAGCACGAGCCAGACACCCAACACAAAGAGGAGGGAGTTGTGACCATGCCTAATGGCACGGCACGACGCTACATCATACACTGGACTGATCTGGGCTTCACCGAGCTACGTCAGACTAAGCCACGAGGAAAGATACGCAGACATGGTAACGCTCACGCCGAGTAATGCACAGTCAGTCATACGAAAGCTAGGGGGCTTAGACGTTAAGCCCGTGTCTAACGAAGAGCGCGGTTTGGTACTGGGTATCTACGGGCCGCCAGGCACAGGCAAGACGACGCTGGCCGCTACGATCACTGATACTCCGCTCGGTAGCCCGGCTCTGTACATCGACGCGCGCGGCAATCCTCACGTTATCAGCTCGTATGCAGATCGCATCGACGTGGTGACGATCAACAAGTTCGACGATCTAGAAAAGATCAGGCAGTCACTACTAAAAGAGAAAGACCTCGGCTACAAGTCAGTAATCATCGACACCCTCTCCGAAGCCTGGTCGATTGACCTGCGCGATCTATACGGGCCAGTAGCCAACGTCAAGTGGGAACATCACAGCGCCTCCACGGCAGACGTGATGCAGTTGATCCGAAACTACGTTGATCTGACAACGACAGGCCCCAAGGTGAATCTTGTGTTCGTCATGCAAGAGACACAAGAAGCACGCACCGTCATGAACCAGAAGATCGAAGCCCGATCAGAAATCGCATTCAACAAGGCACTCCAGGCGCAGATTCCTAGCTTGATTAACTTCCTCGGTCGGCTGTACGTGTACGAAACCGCTCCGCCCTGGCGTCGGCTGTTGGATTTCTCTCCTATGGAAACGATCCACCAGGCGAAGATGCAGCGTGACCGTAACGATCCGGCAGCGATGGAGATTCCATTTCAGATTTACAACCCGTCGCTAGCCCCACTTCTGAATACGATCCGTGACCATCAGCCCTGGCCTACTGCCGATCACGCCCGTCCTACGACCGCTAAGTGAAAATATATCTCGCAGGTTCTTATTACAAGCGTGTAGCTCTGGCTACGTACGCACACCAGCTCACGCAAGACGGTCACGTTATTACTAGCGAGTGGCTGACGGGCATACACGAAAAGCCGCCCTGGACGCCTGCTACGTACTCTCAGCACGATCTTGAGTGCATCCGAGCAGCCGAAGTATTCATGGCCTTTACTGAGGCTGATAACGTCCCTACTGAGTACAAACGCGGCGGTCGCCATTTCGAAGCGGGTTATGCATACGCTCACGCGAAGAGGCTTGTGATCGTAGGCCCCCGCGAAAACGCATTCTATCACCTGCTGAATTTCACTCAGTACGACACATTCGAAGCAGCTAGAACGAGTTTAAAACCAGCCCCGCCAAAGACTTGACGGCGGGGTGCCCCGTGTGGTATACTTGGGGTAGGGCCGTCGAGTGGCCTAGAATGGGAGGCGTCAGAATAAGAACCGCAGCCGCAGCCACGATCACAGCCACAGCCACAGCCACAGCCACAGCCAGTATCACAGCTACAAGAAAGAACAGCAATGCCTTTGGGTAGAATTGACTTCCAGAACATCCCCAGCTTCGAACCCGTACCGCCGGGAAACTACGACGGCGTGACGGAATCGTGGGAAGCGAAGGACACGAAAGCCGGAGATAGTACGAACATCGAAGGCAAGTTCCGCTTCGAGTACACCAACGGCGACGGCGAGACGGCTAACCGCTCGATCATCGCACGTTGGAACCTGAAGCCTGGCGCTCTGTGGCGTCTGTCTCAGGACTTGGTGAACATGGGCGTCGATCCGAGCGAGCTGAAGTCTGACAGCGTAGACCTGGAGGCCATTCTGAACCAGGTGTTCGGTCAGGTTCCTACGCCGGTCACGCTCACGATCACGCAGCGCACTTGGATTCCCGACAACGGCGGCGACCCGCAGCAGCGCAACGAGATCACCGCGATCAAGCTGCGCGAAGTCTAATCCAGCTGGTCTAAGAAACGGTATGCCTCATCACGGTTCTGCACACGCACACTTGGTAGAGCGCCATCGCATGTTGTCTGACTTGCGTAAGGTGACTTTCCCAGACCCTATGCCCCTCGTTTGTAGGGTCTGCTTCACTGTGCAAGAAGATGAGGCATACCATGACCGGTGCTTGTGTGACATCCCCGCATGGGTGCCGCTTGATGCCGTCTTGCATGAGCTAAATCTGCAAATCATCACGCTTCAAGAAGAACACCGCACGACCTGCAGAGGGGGCGGGGTTGTGACTGTTACCTGTGATAAAGTCGCATGAACACGGCTGACTTCCTACGCACGGTCATTACATGTGACCAACCTGGATACTTCTGTCTAGCAGTTTCGAACGGCAGCTCGGGATGGCTAGAGAGTTGGTACAAGTGGCCGCAAGACCTGGATAGAATCGTCGAACGTGCCGACGACGCAAAGAGCACGGCGAATGTCTACTTTAGCTCGTATCTGTTCAAGGCTCCTCAGAGTACGAAAGCAAACGTACTCCCGTCACGAACCTTACAGGCAGACCTTGACGATGCAGACGTAACGAAGCTGCCCAAGCCACCTTCTGTTCTGGTAGAGACTAGCCCAGGTAGACATCAGGGCTACTGGATCATCAACGAGCAGCTCGATCCAGAATCACACGAAGGTCTGTCTAAGAAGCTTAGTTACAGCATTCCGCTGTGTGATAGGTCGGGATGGCCTCTCGGTAAGAAGGTACGCATTCCGGGTACACTCAACCACAAGTATCCGGACGGCCCCAAGCAAGTTCACGTTATATCAAGTCACAATAACCCGCTTGGGCCAGAAGAGTTCGAGGCACTTCCAGAGGTAAGCCCGACTCTGATAGAGCATTTCGATGGCAACTTCATCGAAGGTACACACGATGTCAAGCAGCATCCAGTAGAACTGCTTGAGCGCATCAAGAACGACATTCCTGTTAAGGTCTACGTCACCTACGACCGCGCACAAGATGATCGTAGTGAAGCGTTATGGGCCTTAATGTGTTGGGGGTTCAAGGCTGGCCTCGACCGAGAAGAAGTATTCGTTCTGGCGAGTGCGAGTGCTAATAACAAGTACCGCGACAATAAATATCGCGCCGAAGCTGACCTGGCGCGTGACGTTCTACGTGCGGAACACGCGGTCAAGACGAACCAGCAAGACCCTAAGCTGACGATCTACAACGTACAAAAGTCCAGCGTACCTACCATAGATAAAAGGCGTACGATCTACAGTACGGTGTTAGACGAGCTACGCAAGCAGGGGGCGTTCTTTCACACCACCACAGGTAAGGGCTGGTACATCCGGTCGGACGTTGGGCGTCCGCTTGCAGTCGAGTTGCTCAGCGAACGACTGCGGGCGATGCTCGATATCCAATTCGGCTTGAACCAGACAGAACCGGAATCACGGTACTGTGTAGCCGGCCTTAAGTCACACATTAGTACGCTGCCCGAGACAGCACTAGAAGCAGCGTTGTCGTACTACAACCCACAAGACAACACGATGCTCCTGCATACGGGCAAACGTGGTGTTATCAAGATTACAGACACCGATATCCAAACCAGCTACAACGGGTGTGACAACATCGTATTCCCCTGGATACCTAGCGTCGAACCGTTCATCCCAAATTATCGCAACTCAATTGATTGGGGCAACGAGTTATTCGGCAACGGCTCCCGCGGCTATGGCTCAGGCGTCGATAACATCACCAACATGACGCCAGCTCAAGCTATGGCACTGTTCAAGACATGGTTCTTGTTCGTCTTATTCAGAGACGCGGCACACACCAGACCTGTCATCGCCAACATCGGCCAGCCCGGCTCCGGCAAGACGTGTATCTTCAAGCGAATCTATACGACGCTATACGGCCGGCGCAAGTCCATTGGGGCTGTGACCACACAAGAGGACTTCGATCATACGGTATCAACAGAACCCCTCCTGGTTCTGGACAATGTAGACACCTGGGAGAAGTGGCTTCCTGATAGGCTCGCACTCTCGGCAGGCACCACCGATCACAACAAACGTAAGCTCTACACCGATACAGATTCGGTCACTATGCGCCGCCAGGCCATCATTGGTGTGACCGCCCACAATCCTAAGTTCGGTCGTGAGGATGTGGCGGATCGGTTCTTACTGTTTACGTTCAGCAGATTCGAGCGGTTTATCTCGGAAGAGCTGATCCTGGCCGATCTGAACGAGAAGCGCAACGTTCTGTGGGGAGCGATCATCAACGATATTCAGAAAGTCCTACGTACACCCCTCCCCTCAACAGGCATTCCACAGTTTCGCATCGAAGATTTCGCCCGCTACGGACTGTGGATCGCTCAGGCGCTGGGGTGTGAAATCGAGTTCAAGAGCGCCATCGAGGATGTGAAGTCCGCACAGCAGACGTTCTCGCTCGAAGAAGAAGGCTTGCTAGTAGGAGCCGTCACACGCTTCGTGACGAACACCAAAGAAGTAAAGCCGTACACCAGCGCGCAGTTGTGGGGTATGCTAGAAGCCTCGGCAGACGATTCGCAGAGCTTCAAGGTGGCGTACAGAAACAGCGTCGTTCTGGGTAAGAAGCTCAGTGCGATGCAAGCCTCGCTAAAAAAGATCATCGATATCGAACAGGGCGTCACACTAGCCGGTGTGAAAACCTGGATTCTCAAGAAGAAAGAGACAGCATGACACTCTCGACCTCAGATAAAATCTCACACGTAAAGGCGTACATGGAACCTGACCTGTTCGCCCTCGTGCAGAAGCTAGCAGAGCGTGATAGGGAGACACTCTCATCATGGCTACGCAAGCTGATTATCAAGGAATTGATGGCGCGCGGGGAAATCAGCACAGACCTGCTGCTCCGTCTCGCCGCCGGCTAGCCCGGATAATATTCCCACGCTGCTTTATCTGTAAGAACCTAGATGCCTACCGCTGTCCTGTGTGTGACAGGTGGGTTTGTTGGGACTGCACAGAATATAGGGAGCCAGACGGATGCAAGCATCGAGCGTACCCGCTGACGCTATTACCGCAGTGGTAGTCGAGCTAACCGAACAAGAGAAAGACTACCTGCTGGCACGCATCACACAGTCGATGAAGGTAGCCAAGTCAAACATGACCGACCCTAACATCTCAGAAGCCGACCGCGAACACTGGTTCAACGAGTACCAGCTTGGCGTCAGACTGCTGACTAAGCTGGGGGCGTGACATGCAAGACAAGAAAGACCCCCCAGAACAAATCTGGGTCATAGAAACACAATATCTATGCGGCGCAAGCATAGGCTTCGCTTGTAACGACGCAGACGTTGCGGCGAGGAAAGCGGCTGCGATCATGACCGACATATGCCCTGAGTGCAAGCAGGAAGCAGGCATAGAACTAACTCAGGACGACCTGGATATTCTAAGTATAAACCCAGCATCACACGCGAAAGCACAAGAAAACTAACAATGAACGTCACAGGTAGAATGTGTCACGAACACGGGATCAGGGGGTTCGGCAACCCTGATCACGGAGTAGTCGTGGTCGGAATTGCTCCCGGCCACGACGAAGCAACTCGCACGAAGCGTCCATTTACGGGGGCATCCGGCCGGTTACTGGATGATTTGCTCAAGTTCTCAGGCTGGGATCGTAACAAGGTCTACACAACGAACGCGATCTGTTGGTTCAACAACTATCCTAGTCCGGAAGAACTGTCAGAGTGCGCTCCCAGACTAGACCTAGAAATCCAGCAGTACAAACCCAAGCTGGTAATCACCTGTGGTGAGATCGCACACGAGGCTGTCACACGCCTACCACGCCGGAAAGGCAGTCGTGGTTCGGTCGTTTGGTCAGACGTGCATCATTGCTACGTCATGGACACACACCATCCCGCGTTCGCTCTGCGTTCCGAGAGCATGGATGCGGTTCAAGACATTATCCGTGACCTGTGCAAAATCCAACGCATCGTCGAATGGGAACCCGACGGACAGCCAGCTCACGTCAGTTACAACCTCGTTAAGAGCCTGTCGCACGGCCAGCAGATATTAAGCGGCCTGCCCAAAGATCGACCAGTCGCCATAGACATCGAGACATCAAACCCAGATATCGAACTGATCGATGCTTATTCTGACCAGTTGTTGTGTTTGGCCCTGAGTTATATCGACAACGCAGGCCTAGAACGTACTTGGGTATTCCCGCGTGATATCCTGCCTCTGTGCATAAGAAACGGCACGCACGTACGAGGCTGGCGTCAGCACAACAAGTGTCTAGATACTAACTGCAAGCTTCCAAAGTTCATTTTCGTGTGGCCCTTGAACGTGCAGTGGACGTTCCAGGCGGGCCAGTACGACATCAACGGACTGTACAACTACTTCGGCACGATGCTCCCCTTAGTAAACGACACCATGCTGATGTCGGTCTGCACTGACGAACGACCCGGCCGGCACGGTCTGAAAGAGAACGCGCGAGAATATCTTGGGGCCGGCTGGTACAACGAAGAAGTCAAGAAATACTACAAAGGGAAGATGAACCAACTTCCCGACGACGTGCTGTATCAGTACAACGCCAAAGACGCAGCCTACACTCGACGCCTCGTGGACATTCACCGGCCACGCATGATCGAGGAAGGTACGGAGCCTCTTTATAGCGGCCTGCTGCTTCCGGCTATTAGAGCGTTCGTCAAGATGCAGGTGCGCGGCATCAATGTCGATCAGGACAAGCTGCGCCAAATGACGATTGATTGGTGTGAACGCTGGCAGGATGTCACAGCCTCCATGCAGCGGGAAGCGCGTGACGAATACGGTTGGTCTGAAGATTATGAAGTTAACTTCCAGAGCAACCCACAGTTGCGACGGCTGTTCTTTAATCTCATTGGGCTGGAGCCTATCAAGTTCTCCAGTAAGACCGGAGAACCCAGCTTAGATCGTGAAACGCTCGATAGGCTCGACCACCCGTTCGCCGATAAGCTACGTGACTTACGCACGCTAGACACGATGATCGATTATGTTGATTCGGCGTGGCGTAATATTAAATGGGACGGTCTACTGCATCCGAGTGCGTTCGTTACTACAACTCGAACTGGTCGTACTTCCTATCACGATCCCGCCATGCAGACCATCCCCAAAGACTATACAGTAGGTGCGGACTACGCTAGACTGCGTGAAGTAATCATCCCACACAACACCGACACTCATGAAATCGTCGAGGCAGACTATAATCAGATCGAAGTCTGGCTCGCTTGGGCGGAATCACGCGATCCTGTTTTGCTGGAGCATCTAAAGTCAGGAGACGTGCATAGTGCAACAGCAGAGGGCGCATTCAACACCAGACGAGAACTTCACGACAAGGCCACCTGGTCGCAAATGCGACAGAACGCCAAGAAGATCAGGTTCGGACTACAGTATGGCGAGGGTGCTGAAAAGCTTTCTAGTCCTCCCCCCGTTGGTCTTGGCTGTACTGTTAGTGAAGCTCGGAAGTTTGTTGATAACTTCTGGCGTACGTATCCTGTTCATCGTAAGTGGACGATTGACCTACAACGGAAAGTACAACAGCAGGGCTATATCACAACCCCCTCCGGGCGGGTGATGCGCTTCCCGGTTGTACTCGATCATAAGGCACTACGGCAGGCGATCAACTTCCCGATCCAATCTAATGCCTCGGACTATTGCTTATTATCGATGGTCGAACTACAGCCATTGCTTGCTCGCTATAACAGCTATATCATCCTGATGATCCACGATGCGCTCGTCGTAGAGAGCGACCGACGCTATCGTAAAGAAGTGATGGCGTTGATTAAAAGCGTGATGGAGAAGCCACGCTTCGAAGGATATCCGTCTATCAGAATCGACATGAAGGTAGGTGACAATCTTGGCACCACCAAATAAACTCATCGAAACCGCGTGGAAGAATTACGTGCGCCTATCACTAGACCCGGTAGGCGCAAATGCTGTCCAGCGCCGCGAAACCAAGATCGCGTTCTATTTAGGTGCCCTTGCATTGTTCGAAGGCATTATAAGCAATCTGACTTCGGGCGAGGAAGTGAACGAGGGCGATCTTAACATGATGGACAGCGTACAACGAGAGCTGACACAGTTCACAGAAAACCTGAAAGCGGGACGTAATCCATGAGGCGACGAAACTTTATCGCACTAGCCATCGTAGGCCCGTCCGTACTGGATTACATCTACGAAGCTGCTCAGACATACAACGTAAGCTACGACTGGCTCAGGCGTACCGCTTCGTGTGAGACTGGCGGCACGTTCGATCCCTCTATCACAAGCCGTAACAAACTCTACCACGGCTTGTATCAGTTCTCGTGGCGTACGTGGAATTGGATGTCTGCTCAAGCAGGTTGGGAAGGCTACTCACCGTACGATCCGCAGGCCGCCGCACACGTCACAGCCTGGGCCTTCAAGAACGGTTACAGATCACACTGGCCCCGGTGTTCGTATGCCTGAAGTGTTGTTCGCTATCGACCCTGGCCCCCACACGGGGCTGGCTGTGAAGATGGACGACGCCAACTATCACACAGCTACGATCATGTCTCAAACAGAACTCTGGGACATGATTAATCAGTTTAGGCCTAGTAAGTTAGCCTACGAGATTTTTATTGGATCGGGCCAGCGTGACGTGCATATCAACTACACGCTGGAGTTAGTTGGCTCTCTCAATGGCATATGTCATGTGCTAGGCATTAAATCCTATAGACAACAACCACAAGAGCGGCGGGCGTTTATCCAAGAAGCGCGAACGTTACTTGCAGGGCAGGAAGGCTCAGGTCATACCGTACATGAAGTGGACGCGCTAGCTCATTTGCTTAGGCTCGAATATCGCCTGCGAGAAGGTCGATGACTACTAACTCTAACTCGAAGTATCAGTTGATGCCGGCAATGACACCGGCACAATACGCCGAACTCAAAGACGACATTAAACGGCGGGGTGTACTAGTCCCTATCGAGTTTGACGGCGAAGGGAACATCCTCGATGGGCACCACAGGTATCAGGCATTTACTGAGCTTATCGAGGAAGGCGCCGATCTACCGCTGTACGATAAGATCGTTCGTAGGTTCAGCAGCGAGGAAGAAAAGGTCGCTTACGTCGTCTCACTTAATGTTAAGCGACGACACCTTAACGCAGAGCAACGTCAGGAATTGGTGGTCAGACTTCGTAAGGAGTTTGGTTACACGCTATCCAAGATCGCCCAAATCCTGGGAATATCGATTGCGACGGCTTCACGCGACATCGATGCGCTGCCCCCACACGAACGGGACGAACTAAAGTCGATTGCTGTTCAAGGCGCAGACGGACGCGCCTACAACGCTCGCGCCTGGAGTGAAGTCCCGCGCACATTCAGCACAGGCATACAGCAGCTTCGTACGATGCAGAACGCTGTTATCAATGAAGCTGCCGCTGGCTTGGCTGAGAAGTACATGGCTGAGGCTGAGCAAGAGCTGGCCGAGAAGAAAGAAGCGCAGTCTCTTAGCACACAAGAAACGCCGCCAACTCCGGCACCAAACGGCTCCGCCCCCAGGGAGGCTGTGATATCGGATTCTGAGGCAAAAGAGCGCATGTCGGCGTTTGCGTGGTACGGAGGCAAAGCGTCACACCTTGCCTGGTTGTTACCGCTTCTACCCAGATGCAAGCATTTCGTAGACGTATTCGGAGGAAGCGCGGCAGTTCTGTTAAATCGTGATCCTAGCCCAATCGAAACGTATAACGACCTCGATAACAACGTAGTCAATTTCTTTCGGGTAGTTCGTAGTCAGCCAGACGAACTGATAAGACTGCTCCATCTCACACCGTATTCTCGTGAGGATCGCAAAGAGGCGCTGCGTGCGATGCGTGAGCCGCCTCCAAACACGACGCTCGATCTGGAACACGCCCGGTTATTTTTTATTATGGCGCGTCAGACACAGCGCGGTCAGGCACAGATGATTACTGATTCTGAACTAAACGCCTGGCGCTTCACGCGCAATATAATCCAGCGTGGGATCGCGGTATACAACGCACAGTGGCAGTCGGGTATCGATGGCCTTGCAGCAATCGCAGCGAGGTTGCGGAATGTCCAAATCGAAAATTACCCGGCGCTGGATGTTATTCGCCTGTATAATGATCCTGGTGTGTTATTATATTGTGATCCTCCATATGTACACGACACCCGTAGGCTAGACAAAACATCCACGTATGCCTTCGAAATGTCGGTGCAGGATCATATTAACTTATCGGCAGCCCTTCACAAGCATCAGGGCTTAGTAGCCCTGTCAGGTTATCCTTCACCATTGTACGATGACTTATACGCAGATTGGTTCTACATCGACATGCCGTATCAGAGTGCGTCGGTACAGATCACGACCAGCTCACTCGACGCCTCACGCATAGAACGACTGTGGACAAACTACGACCTGGGTATTAAGCGATGAGCCAGTGCGATTTCTGTAGCGATCCTGTTCGTCCAAGCGACGCCAACGCCAGAATCTACGACGCCGAGGATTTCTCTGCACGCGAATTAAATATAGGATTCAAAGGCGCGTGGCTAGCGTGTAGCGTATGTGCCGCGTTTATCAGGCAGCACGACGACGGAACAGACCCAAGAGCTAAGACTAATCTGGCTATGCGGGCGCTAGAAAAGAACCGTCGCAAGTACGGTCTGCGTGGTGCAGGTATCGACGACATAAATAAAATCTTGCTAGAAGAAATCAAAAAACTACATGACGCTTTTTGGCAGCATCGAACAGACATGCCCCCCGTGCCTTATGCGATCAAGAAGATAGAGGGTTGACATGCCCATTCGTTACCAGATTCTGGTGTACAATACTGCCGGCGAACTGCAAGCGGTGTTCGACAGGTTTCGCTCACTACAGATCGAACACCGCACCAACATTGCCAGCACACTCACTTTGGCGATGTTCGACCTCGATCCAAACACGCAGTATTTCGACCTGGATGCACTGATCGAAGTCAGACGAACCTACCACGAAGCCGGCCTCGACTGGTACACCGAGTATATCGGCTTTCACAGAACGCCGCAACGGCAGATCACGCTGGGCGATCAGCGAATCTTCACGAGCTATTCTCGGGGCCTGCTCGATCTGATTAACAGACGATCTGTGAGATACTATGCTGACACCGAAGGCAGCGCCAAAGGCCCTGGCCCAGCTGACGACATCATCAAACAGTACGTCAGAGAGAATGCCGGCCCGCTCGCTCTGACTACGAACGGACGCCTATCTGATGGTGTAACACCGGGCTTGACCATAGCACCTAACTTATCTCAGGCGGCTGTCTATGAAGGGGCGCACGCTTGGAAGAACCTGCTCGAAACGTGTAAAGACATCGGTGAGCCACACAACGTAGACTACGACGTAGCCTGGCTAGGCGGAACCAACTTCGAGTTCAGAACGTACTGGCCTCAGCTTGGCACTAACAGAAGCGTAGGACAACCCAACACGGTGCTGTTCGGTGTGACGCAAGGTAACTTCTCGAATCCATCACACACGATTTCACGCACGGACGAAGTTACGAGTTGTCTCGTATTAGGCCCGGGCGAGGGGCCGCTGCGTGACACCACGCTTGTGAACGCACCGCCGGTGGTCGTGAACGAAAGTCCGTGGAACCTGATCGAACAAGATCAGAACGCTTCACAAGAAGATCGGCTCAACGCGCTGATTGCCATAGGCAACGAGGTCTTATATGAAAAAAGGGCCGCATTGAGCTTCACATTCGACCCTATTCAGACACCATACAGCGCCTACGGAAAAGATTATTTCTTAGGCGACATCGTTACGTCGATGTTCCTGGGTCAAGAGTTCAACGTCAAGATCGTAGCTGTGACGATTAATCTGAGCGAGAACAGCAGCGAAGAACGCATCACGTTCGAGCTGGAACAGGAAACCACACAGTTCGCAGGAGTACCGTGATGTACGCTGTCAGAGTAATCGCGGATTCAGTCGGCACCGCTCACAACATCAGAATAACAACACTTACTGTCACAATGCCAAGGTTCATCTTGGCTGAGTTCAACACCCATCGAATGCTCTCACGCAACGCCGCCTCTTCGAGAGCTATACCTATAGGCAGCCAGATAACGGCGGCTGTGACGGCCCCCTTCACACCCTCCCGATGGGGGTCGAATCAGCGCGGTATGCAGGCTGGCGGCGAAATTGAGGATATCGTACGTGCGTCTGCTATTTGGCTAGAGGCGCGCGATGCAGCAGTACGGGCGGCTTCTGAATTGTTCTCGTTAGGCGTCCACAAGCAGCTAGCGAACCGATTATTAGAACCGTTCCTGTGGGTCACTGTGGTTGTGACGGCGACCAGCTGGAGCAACTTCCTTAATCTGAGAACACGCGACGACGTACAGCCCGAGTTTCGTACAACGGCGCTCTTAATGCAAGACGCCCTGGCTGAATCACAACCAGAGCGTCTGGAGCCGGATCAATGGCATTTACCGTTTATAAATCAAGAAGAACGCACCCGTCTGGGGACTTTCACAGCAGCCACAGTGGCGGCCGCCCGTTGCGCTAGGGTAAGCTATCTAACTCACGAGGGAAAGCGCGACACCAGCAAAGACGTTGAGCTGGCTGATCGTTTGCTGCGTGACGGTCACATGTCTCCATTCGAACATCCCGCTCAGAGTTTGCACGTCCCCGCACGCTGGGGAAACTTCATAGGCTGGAAGCAGTACCGTAAGCTGATACCCTACGAGCATGATCCGCTCGGAGAACGTGAAGAAGAATGAACGGCTCAATTACCACCGCCTATGACCGCGTGTTCAAGAACATCGACCGTAGGCTGCGGATTGTAGAGAACCGTGAAACTCCATCTAGCGGTGGCGGGGGCGGCACAACAGTAATACATGCTCACATCAACGATACCAGTGGCGGTGTGATCGATTATCTGAGAACACAGTGGGGGACGGATCACACTAACCCAGCGCTCGATCCTCACACGCAGTATCTTAATCAAGCCCGCGGTGACGCCCGCTATTCGCTGCTGGGTCATAACCACAACGCAGCATACGCAGCTCTCGGCACAACGATCACGGCTGGCTCTGGACTAACAGGTGGCGGTGATCTGAGCGCCAATCGCACACTGAACGTAGGAGCGGGGACTGGGATATCAGTCGCTGCCGACACCGTAGCCGTAGATCAGACTTTCTTAGACAGTCGCTATGCACTAGTCGCACACAACCACGACGCTACGTACAGCCCGCTTAATCACAACCACGATCCTGTGTACGTCAACGTCACAGGCGATACTATGACTGGGGCGTTAGTCGTCACAGCAGATACTAGTCAATTTATATCTGCTTCATCAGGTGCCGATGCACTTCGTATTCGTCCGGTCGACAACGCAAGTCCGTTCACGATCTTGATGGGTGTTCTTGATGCTGGCGTCACTGCTTGGCAGTGGTACGTGACGAAGAATGGCAACACGTCTCAGACCGGGAACGCAAGTATCGGAAATCGAGTTGGCATTGGCGGCGCTGCCGGAACCTTCCGTGATGTGTTGTATGCAACGGCTGGATTGCCACGTTGGCTGATCGGTGCAGATACAGCAGCAGAAACCGGCAGCAACGCCGGTAGCGATCTGGTGATCTATCGTTACAACGACGCCGGAAGTCCGATTGACACGGTAATACGTATCCCACGCAATACCGGACAACCCAACTTTAACACTCGCGTCCTCATCAATGCAGGACTACTCGCTGTTGGTGACACAGAGTTCTACGGCGATATGTACGCACGCACGAACCTCTACGTGACGACCGCAGCCACCGTCGCAGGAAAGTCCATCGCTGCCTCACCAGACGCAGGCAACATCATAACCTGGAGAAACAACGGATTCTACGCTGCGGTAGGGGCTATTCAGATTTCGGCCGATCCGGATAACATCCTCGAAGTGAAGCCCGATGGCCTATTCGTCAGGAAGGGCCTCATCTTTGGCAAGTAGTTTCACAGGAGCTTCTTTGCCTTTCAGTGATAGCTCCCCCGTACGAAAGTCGATCTGCCAGTCGTCGGTCGGATCAAGTCCCATCATATCCAGGCAGGATGCGAAGTGTTGCTTGTACATCGAATCGGCGTTCGTCAGTGTGACCTGAATAGCGTTTGCAGCCATAATCACACCTTGCAAGCGCATCCAGCTATCACGCAGCGATGCCACCGCAGCGGGTGGCATCGTGTGAGGCTTGCTATTCGGCTGTGCCATAGTCACACCCCCGTAAGAATGTTGTTCCCTGCCTGCGTGCCGTTGGTATTCTCTTGCGCGCGTCTGACTTCCCCGGTGCGGAAGTCTACTTCCCACTGCCCTTCCGGATCAAGCTCAAGCACTTCCAGAATACCCGTCATGCGTGACTGATACAAACCCATCACGCTTTCGGCGTGCTGACGCGCAGCACCCGCCGCCTGTGCAGCGCCGATAGCACGCATCCACTCATCCCGAAGTCCCGGCAACATCGATGCCGGGACTTTTTTGTTTGCCGCCATTATACGCCAGTCCCCCAGAACCGCTTAAGGAATTGCGTTGCGTCAGTAGCGTCGTTAATCGGAGGCACTTCCGCAAGACCACTCTTAAGCAAGTTTGCTTCATCAGCCGTGAAGCCAATTGCCTCTAGCATCTCTGCGGTGTACGCGCCCTGCCATTCGAACAGCACAACAAGCTTGTCTAAGCCGCGCTTGAACATCTGCGCGGCTTCGGCTAACTGTGCGTTCACGCTGGCCTTATTAAGCGGAGCGCCGACCTCAGGGAACGTGGGCGGTTCAGTTGCCATTACGCTACACCCAGACCCCACGCCTTCTTGAGCGCAACCGTTGCATCGAGCGCGGCCTTGATGCCGTCAGATTCAGCTACCGCCGCCTTGATGTTCTGCGCGTCCTCAAGCGTCATGTCCAGTCCGAGGCCGCCTTCGTCTTTAGGTGCGATCATCGCCTCAGGAGTGTACGGAGCGAGTGCGTCTTTCATGTTCTGAAGGTCATCGGTGCCTGCCTTGACTGACAGCGCAGACGCACCGAGCGTAGCGTTGAGAGTACCTGCGTCGAGGATTGAGCTTGCTCCGATTGGCATGTTACGCTCCTTCAAGCGCCGCGATGCGAGCCTCTAGGCTCTTGGAATATGTGTCCATGTATCGCAACGCAGCGATCAAGACACCAACTGAGTTAGCAGGATTCATCTGCCCCTTGCCCGTCTCGAATAACGGATCGCACGGGAAGTCTGGTGAGCCGAGTACGAACCCATGTTGCGTACTGAACGCGATGTTCTTGCTGTAGTTAGCCATGCGATCACGCATGAGCTTCATGTCCATAGGTCTTGTAACATCACGCTTAATCGGCCCGGTCACAGGTGGCTTGTACGCGAAGCGCACCGGCTGCGTGTTCCGGATTGCTTCGATGCCAGCTTCCGGCTCAAGCGGTACTATGTTTGTCTTGGCTTCTACAGCACTATCCTGAACAAGTCCGCTAACGCTATGAACCAACGCCCATCCACGGTCGCCCCACCCAAGATGAGTAGCGTTATGCGTAGCAGGAGCGACCGAAACAGCATTGCCACCGTTGTGACCACCGCCTAGTAACAAGAAACCGCCGTTCTGTCCATCGATGAACGGCGTTTGTCCACTAGGCGATGAGTACAACCGCCCGTAGCCGAAGTTGAACACACCCAACATGTAAATCTGCGGAATACCCCAACCGATGTCACGGCCGAGATAGACCGAGCCTCCACCATGCATGTACAACCCGCCCCACTTAGCAACGTTCGGGACGTGGAAATCAATCCCCATAGGGTTAGGGTTCGGCGCACATAGCTCAATACACGTATCCGCTGAGTTAGCGTTAGAACCGCTCTTGGAGAGCCAATTCATCGACACATAACGCTGTTGTGCAGCCTGTCCACCACCTGTCGGATCGCCTACAACATAGCCACGCACAGCAGTATCAGTAACCAGCGTGTGCGTACCTTGCCGATCTAGCAACAAGCGTGTGGTGTATACCTGTGGAACCCCCACGCCAACACCAGGAGCAGTAGAAAACAGAACCTGTCCGTTATAAAACTGTACCCTAGCCGAAGGAAAGTTTGGTACAGCAGCTTGTTCTTGACCAGTTACCCATTTCGTATTACTGGTCAAGAAGAAGTTAGGGTTGCCGCCTACGGCAGAACCCACCATTGTACCCGCATCACCAACAGATACTAGAGGATGATTGACAGGCCCAGGCTGAGGTGTAGTCCCAACACCTATGTTGTTATCCGTTCTGATCGCCCCCGGCCCTGTTCGATACCAGAAATCAGCACGCGACGAAGTACCAGTAACGGTTGTCACACCACCAGTCGTCGTACTGAGCGTAGCGATAGGAACGTCCCACGTCACACCCGGCGTCTGTACGAGCGAGGGCGCAGCACCGCCCTCTGTTCCTGTGATAACGAGCATACGTACGGTCTGTGCCGCCCAGCTCTTGCGCAGCACGACTGTATCGATGCGCGTAGCCGACGCAGGTGTAGCGATTACGAAGTCGGTGTTGGCGTCGTTCTGATACCACGCACCGTATACTAATGCTTCGAAAGGCCCAATCCTGAGTGTACCGGCCACGAGCATCGAAACGCTGATCGTACTGAGCAGGCCACCCTTATTAGGATCAGAAGCCAGACCTGCTACCGCAGTCATAACCTCAGAGAACTCGGTGCCAGCGTCGTACGGAGCTACCGTGGCGTCGCCAACCGTCGTACCGTCCCAGAACCGACTACGTTGTGCCATCGTTAGCTCCTGCTAGATACCGAAGTATCTGTCGTTATATCTGACAATCACGCGCGAATGTGGCGATGTACCCGTGCCGCTCAGACTAAACTCGTTCACACCCTCTGGGGCGAACGGTGGAGGCACCAAAGCGAACGCGGACAAGTCACTGTCTGGTGTGACCCGATTCAACCAGTTCTGTCCGTCTGATCCTGTGACGGTCTTAATACCCTGCAAATTAAACGTAACCGTCACACCATCAGGAACCGGGGCGCTCAGACCCAGATTCGTCCCTGTAACCAGATTAACCAGGTTAAAACCAGTCACAGGCCCCACCACATCTATAGCAGGGTACGAAATCCACGTCCCCTTGTAGACAACGAACGTACGAATACCGGCCGTCTCATCGAACACGATAGGAAACGTGATAGGAAAGATCAGGTTAAGCGCGGGTGCATGATAGAGCAATGTCTCAGCATAAGCGTCGGGATCATACCACGTAGGATCGTGGGCTACGAACCGAAGAGCCTCTGTGAAGCTCCATTCGCGCCAGCCTTCTTGGGGTGTGAAACCTGGCCCGCTTTCGATCAGAACGTCGATTTGCCGCTTCTTCTTTCCCGGTAAGTAATATAACAGTTTCCCTGCTTGCACAGGGTCGGTTCCAAAGCCAGGTCTTAATAAATCCAGAATATCCTCGCGCCCCTGCCAGTATTCAGCTCGACTACAAAAGTTGTGCAGGACAATCAATTGTATCGAGCGTGGGGTCAGAAAGAACGACCTTACTGTATCGCCGTGTTGGAACGGCGAACGATCAGCAACGTAGTCGATAGGCGGTGTGCCGAAGCCCTCGTGGGATAGCACAGCCCTCCACGGCGGAGCGTGTAATGGATACGTAAGGCCATCCCGCCGGATATAAACTAAGCGTTCTCCCGAACTATTTTTGGGGAGAATGTAGCCTGTTTCGAGCATGACGTTACCTTCTCGTAAGGGCGATCAGGGCCGCCAAATCCATCCGCACGGAACCTTCTGGCTGAGTGCGTCCGTACGCTGCGTTTACGGTGTAGTTGTTATTAACCGTACTACTGGTGCCACCGCCATTAATGCCTCGGCCGTAGGACTGCGCCGTTTGTACACTCGTCGGGGCGTTGGGACACTTAGGACAATCACCGGGCATGTGCATACCGTTAGGAATGATCGTCCCGTTGTAGGGAGCTGTGAAAATCTCCGGCCCATTCTCACCTACGACGTACGTACGACCAGCTCTTACAGGGCCACCCGCTGCTCTGCGCTCCGGCGGGCATTCACTATCTGCCTTCGAACGACACGCACCATCAGAGCCACCGTTCCCGCGACAAGCGTTATAAATCCCGTACCAATCGCATTTACCGCCACCACCGCCGCCACCGCCAGCACCACCGCCACCAGCTGCTGGTGCAGATGGTACTTTCGGCATGTTGTTAATAGCCTTGGTGACAGCATCAGCTTGAGCAAGAGCGGCTTGTAGGACGGTGACGAGTTCCTTAACACGATCACGCGCGCCTTCGAACGCCAACTCCATCTGCTCACCGATGTTATCAATGATGGGACGCATGGCTTCGCCACCGTCACGCATCAAATCCTCCATACGATCAACGTAGCGTTCTTTGATGGTTGTGATCTTCTCGTCTAGCTGCTTATTCAGATCAGTGACTTCACGATCAAGCTGCTCACTAATCATACGCTGTTGCTCTTCCAGCGTAACACCAGTAGCCTTGATCTTCTTGTCGCGCTCGTCCTGAATCTGCTGTACGCGACGTTGATATTCTTCTTCGTCGAGCTGCTCTGACAGGTACGCACGCTTGGCTTCGTCTAGCTGCTTTTGGTAAATAGCAGCGTAGTCTTGCGCCTGCTTACGTGCCCTATCTTCATCTTCTTGCTTCCGCGTAGCAGCTAGCTGACGCTTGTTCTCCTCCTCGATGTAGCGTTGTTTGGCTTCTTCTTGACGCTCTGCGAACTCTCGATCTTCGCGGGCACGATTCTTTTGGCGATTTAAACGGTCACGCTCGATACGATCTGATAGATCATCACGTTCACGTTCGTGCTGAGCGTGCATTGCGTCCATCGCCGCTTCGTGCTGCTCACGCAACGTGCGGCGTTGGGCTTCGTGGTTAGCTTGAAGGGCTGTGATTTCCGCTTCAAGCTGCTCTTTAAGAGCCATCCGGGCCGCGTCGGCTGCTGCCTCACGCGCCGCGGTTTCCAGTGCGAACTGAGCTTGCAGAGCCGCGAGACGTGTTTGTTGGTCGTTCTCAACGTCCCGCTCTTTAGCGTTCTGTTCCTCTTTGATCCTCAGACGTTCGCGTGCGGTATCCTCTTCAGATTGGATCGCCGCCAACTTCTCATCACGCCTAGCCCGAGCAATCGATTCCTTAACACCGATAGAAAGTTCTTTAGCGTAGTCAGCCTGAGCTGCTGCACGTCCAGTACCAGCTTCCCGCTCGATATCACCGATAGCTTCGCCATGCTCTCGGGCGATGTCCTCACGTTCGAATTGAGCCTGGAGAGCATCTTCACGCTGCTTCTGTGACGCTTCTAGTGCCGCTTCCTCAGCGTCTAGACGATCTTCTAGTGCCTTCTCACGCAGGTTATGTTCTTTGTCCAGCGCATCTTCGATAGCTTTGAGCTGAGCTTCTAGAGCGTCTTGCTGCTTCTCTTGCTGCTTGTCTAGTGCCTTCTCGCGTGCGTCCTGCTGCCTGTCTAGCTCATTCTGAAGCTTATCGAACGACTTATCATAGTCACGATCTTCGTCAGCACGGCGCTCGTCACGCTGACGTGCTTCATTCTCCTGTTGCCTGTCAAACGAACGCTCACGCTCCTGACGCTTCTTATCTTCAATGGCCTTCATATCTTCCAGATCACGCTGGTAGATAACTTCGGCCTCGGCTTGTGCCTCTTCACGTAGACGCTGCTCAAACTCCAGCTCTTGGTCGAGCGCGTTACGTCTTGCGTCAGCGTCTTTTCTTATGGCACGTTCTGTATCTAGTTCTCTTATCTTATCGTTCGCATCGTCGATAGCCTCATTGACTTCTTTGGCTGCCGACGCGATAGCCTTAGCGATGTCAAGTTCGGCTTTTTCGTAGGCTTCTGCGATGGAATTAGCGGTGTCACGCGCAGCATTCTCGATGTCGTCGAAGAAGTCACGCAGCAATTCAGCTGCGTCATTCATGGCTTCTGCTAGGTCTTTAGCAGCTTTCTTCGCTGCTTTGTCACCGTCGCCACCGCCACCGCCTTTTTCTGGGAAAGTACCGCGAGGCTCACCACTAGGCTCAGTGCCGATGCCACGAAGCGGTTTGTTTGCTTGCTGGTTGACGGTGGTGCGAGCTTTCTGAATATTCGCGGCAATCTTGTCCGCGTAATTCTGAAGCTCTGGCATCTTGATCGTGTTGGTTAGTTTGTTAACCGCCGCGATAGAATCGTTCGCAAAGTTTCCGAAAGTGTTTCCAAGCCCGCCAACTGAACTGTTTACGCTCGACCCTAGATTACTAAAAGCCGTCCCAGCTTGCCCAAGTCCAGATTGTACCTGAACTCCAACACGTCCTGCGGATTCACCCAAACCATTCAGAGCAACGGAGGCGCTGTGTGTCACACCACTAATAGCAACGCCTGCTGCACCGACGGTAGCGGCGGTCGCTCCAGCAAACTGTCCAACTGCGACACGCGCTCCGCCAATTCGCTCACCAACTTCAGGGATCGCGCTCGCAGCATCCAAGAAGCCGTTGATCGCGGAAGCAACGCCACCGAGAATGCGTGCAATGGCGGAGGACAATCCATTAAAGGCGTTGATAACACCGTTCGCTGCCTGTACTGCTCCCTGTACAACAGCGTTCAGATTCTGACCAAAGACGGACACGCCTGATGCAATCGAGTTAACGACCGCGCTCCAGGCCTGAGCCATCCCTTGAATACCGCGTCCAACGGCTGCACCTGTAGCAGCAGCCATCTGAACAACAGCATCCCAGATGTTCCCTAGCGCAGTTGCACCTTGAGCGAAACCGTCGCCCAGGTTGAACCACGCCGCGATCATGTTGGCGAAGGTCTGGACTAAAATGTTTCTGAGATTTACATACGCATCACCGATAGCAGCGGCTACCTGAATGACTGCGGTGGCAACTCCAACGAACAAGTTAATCCAGTTGCCAAGCATGTCGAAGAAGAACAGGAACATCGGGACGACGACTGACCCGATAATCTCGCCCAGATTAAGAAACGCATTGGCCAGAAAACCACCGACGATCTGACCAAGCTGATCGGCTCTCTCCAGGGTAGGATCGATAGACTGTGCGAATCTCAGCAAACCATCGACAATTGCGTTTAGATAAGGGTCAAGTCCCTGACCGAAAGCGAGGCCTAACGCGGTAACGTTGTTTCCCAGCATCTCCATCTTCGATGCGGTTGTCGCAGTAATAGCATCCTGCGATTCCATCACACCGTTAGTATTAGAGATTTCCTGGGCAAGCGCTTGCCAGCCTTCTACTCCCTGATCGATCAGAGTAGAGAGAACTTTTTGCTGCCTCTCGCCAGCAATCGTGGCAAGAGCGTAGTCACGCTGAGCTTCTGTGATCTTCCCTTGTGCTACAGCCGCTGGGCCGAACGCGGCCTCTAGGTCGTGTAGGATGTTGACGAACGGAAGCGTATTTCCTGCTGCATCGTGCAAGGAAATCCCGTACTGGTTCATCAGCTGCTTGCCTTCCTTAGAAGGCTTCTGCAGCTGGACGAACATGTTACGCAAACCAGTACCTGCTTCAGTACCGGAGGGGATTACCTGCCCAAGCAAGCCTACAGCAGTAGCGAACTCCTCAATGCTCAGACCGTATCGTGCTGCCGTCGCGCCACCCTGCTTGATGGCGTCGGCCATGTTCCCTAGAGTCAGTGTGCTATTCTGAGCTGCCGCATTGATCGCGTTTGCCGCGCTCTCATAGGTCGCACCGGAAGAGGCGAATGAATCATGCGCGATCTTCATTGTAGTCGCTGCACGAGCGGCGTCCAGTTCTCCGTTGGACGCGATCACAAGTGCATTGGCGACTTCTAGTGCGCCGTTTCTGAGGGCCTCAAGCGGTACTTCTGCCTTGAGCAATTCCTCGCTTAGAATAGCAATATCTGTCACAGCCGTTGTAGTAGACCGTGACAGTTGAAGTTGTTGCTGGCTGAGCTGGAACAGTTGACCCGATGTGGTTTGGCTAACGACGCCCAGATAAGTCAACTGATCCTGGTATGCAGCACTCTGGCGCACTACCTCAGCGAACGCCATCCCTGTGGCGACCACAGCAGCAACGATGCTAGCAGCTGCCGCAGCAAAGGCCACACCTACCGCCGCTGCACCAACAGTCGAAGCAGCAGCCATCGCCTGTTGGGCTGCTGTGACACGCGCCGCCCCTTGTTGAGCGACTGTGGCAACGTTAGCCGTAGCAGCAGCTACTCTACCCTGCGCCTGTGCTACCTGAGCAGCGCCAGCTCTCGTCGCGGCAAGACGACGCTGGTTAGCGGCTACTGCGTCAGCTGAGGCTTTGTTGGTATTGTTGTAGGCTCTTTGCTCGATAGCAGCTAAACGGTCTGTCGTAGCTGCGAGTGAGATTCTTGCCTTCTCAACGTTGGCTGCACGAGCCGCAGTAGGTGCCTTCGCGTTCAGATTTTGTGCCGCGGTCAGACGCTCAGTAGCGCGTGTGACACGGTTCTGCTGCGCCTCGATAGCGATGTCACCCGCTTTATCGATGGCAGCAAGTTTGGCCTTCGCTTGCGTAGCGCGTGTGCGGGAGTTTGTTCTGTCCTGGGCTGCGCGTTTGGTCGTGGTTGTGAGGGCGTTTTCTGCGGCGATTAACTGCTGCTGTGCCCTCTGATTAGCGGCTGCTTCTTGTCCCCGAGCCTTTTCTACGACCTTCGAAGCACGCTCGACGGCAGCGGCCCGTTTGGCGTCAGCTTTAGACGTGTCATTAGCGCCGGCGTTGTATACCTGCGAGAACGCCCGCATAGAGCGGCCCATGTTGTTAAGCAGCGCGGAAATCTGATTGGCATTCGCCTTAAAGGCGTTCATGCCAATGATTGCTGCTTCTACACCAACGATAGGAAGGTTGGCCGCCATGACTTTAACTCACGAAAAACTCAGCGCGATCTAGACTTACGACGTGCTTGCCTGGCCTGCTTACGGCTAGCTGCCTTCTCCGCCGCATCGTCAATGTGCGCTCTGAGAGACAGCGATGTACGGTAATGAGCCACCGCACAAGCTCGATCCCAGCCGTCTAGCTTCTGTGTCCAATCGTGCCACGCACAATGCACAAACACGGCAGCCTCACGGCATTCGAACTCTGGAACTTCACCGTCGAAGCGACGCTGGATGTTTATGTCCGCATCAAACTTCTTCGCTAGGTGGTATTCCCGCAGAGGCATCCCCGCTCGTGTCAGTCCGAAACGATGCCTCAGCGTCAGCCACATCACTTTCGAGTGTCACGCCCCCCAGAGCGGACAGCTTGTTGAGGAGGCTCTGAAAATCTATCATCGAAGTGAGGGCGACGTACTTAAGCCAACAGTAGTAGCGTCGTCTGCCGACTTTGGGCACCTTAATATCTGTGAACTCTTCGACTTCGAGTGCCCAATCTTCGTCGTCGAGCTTGTCAACGTCGTCTGGGACGCTTATAACCTCCGTCCCGCGCGTCAGGAAGATAGCGTTTGATACCTCTCCTACCTTCTGACGATACTCCGAATGTGCGCGCAGAAACTCAGGATCGTTGGGATTCTCTTCCAGCGGTGCGTCGTCGTCCTCACCCTTCGCGTAGTTCTTGAGCTTGGGCGGCTTAGGTTCGATGATTTGCTTCTGCGCGTCCAGCACCAGCAATGGCGCGACGGGCTTCAGCTTAAAGACTATCCCATTGGACGTAACGAAACGATCAGGCCGCTGAGCGTCAGCCACCTGATCGTCCGTTGCATCTTCTGGGATTGCTTGTAGGATGTTGTTCGTCACAAGCGCCCCCTATTATGCGGTTACGCTGCCTTGAGCAGAATACCGTCAGCTCCGCTCCCGACACCCGCAGCGTACAGGATGTTAGGATCGTCACACACCGCCAGACGGTTTACCGACTCGTTGACCGGGATAGAGCCAGCACCTTCCGGAAGCACGTACCACGAGAAGCCGCCGTCGATGGTGCGAAGCACACGGCCTGCCGTTCCGGTCGAGTGGGCCATGTACCCCACAGAAGGCGTAGCGAACACCATATCCTGCACTACGCCAGTGCCGGCTCCGGTGAAGCCCTTTTCCTCCCATGTACCGCCGCCGTTGATCGTGTACCAGAGCCGCCCGGTCGCCGTGCCAATGATCCATTCGAGCGGGCTGCGAACCCACACGCTGGTCAGAACAGCGCCCGGCTCGGGGCCAGGAACGATGCCCCACGACACACCACCGTTCGCCGTACGAAGCACGGTATTGGCGGCTCCGACTGCGACGACGTTCAGGCTATCGACGGCGTGGATGGCGTTCAGATCATTCGACGTTGCGCCCTGACTGCTGATCGTCACACCAAGCGCGGGGTCTGAGCTGTTGTAGATCGTACCACCCGCACCAGCGATCCAGGTTTCGCTGGCACCGAGCGACCATGCAGCGAGCGGGCCTTCCCCAACTGCGAAGCCGTTGTCCACGCGCGTCCAGTTAACGACACCGACACTCAGATCACTCAGGTCGGTGTAATACAGTGCGCCGTCGGCTTCTGAAAGAACCACTGCCACGTCGCCTGCGCAGAAGAGCGAATCACCAGCAACAGCAGGCCCCGCCACTGCCGTCCACAAGCCGCCACCGTTGGTTGTGACCAGGAGGCCCGAAGTCAGACCGGGCGAACCGGGAACTGCTCCGACCAAAGCCAGCACAACCTGACAGCCGTCGCTCGCCACACCGCACGCGCCGCACTGTGCGCTGTCACACACATACACGTCGAGAACGGTGCCGGTCGTCATGGCAGCAGCCATCTCGCTGAACGTGAGACGTGTGACTTCGTAGAGATCGGTGCCGACGAACGGAACTTCCTCGTTGACCGGAGCGTTCTCGTCAGGCGACATCGCGCCCAAGTCTTCGGTGCCGTATGAGTTGATCGAAGCACCTTCCAGAATGAGGGTCTTTTCCCACCCTCGCGGAAAGTCCTGCGGATTCTCGCACTGACCCATGTGAACGTGCAGCGTGTGTTCGCAGTCGAGGCGTGCCATACGGAGAAGTCTCGACCGCTGGAACGTATAGCGGGCTGTGATCGTCAGCTCAGGATCGCCAGGCTCACCGCGATATCTACCGGTACGGATGAACTTATTGTAGGCGTTCGGGTCTGGCTCACGAATCGTCGTGATGTCGCCCAAGTCCCATGAGATTGCGCCGGCTTTCCAGTTGCCGAAGTAATCACGTCTCCTTCCCGGCCCTGCCCCACCTTCAATGAGCCACACACGCGAGTACGTATTCGTGAACGCTGTACCTGGCACGCCGATTCCTCCTACGCTACACGTTCAGGACGGCTTGACCGACCATCAGTGGTTGGATCACACGCCACGCATACAGCGCAGCACGAGTTGTTCCGAATGGACACGCGAGCAGATCGGGGTCTAGTTTAAACGAGTTGCTCATGGCGGCATTGCTCGTCTGATTCGCCAGATCGAGACGCCAGTGGGCTTGAAGATTACGTATCTGTTCACAGGTTAACCACTCTCTATCAAGATACGACAGCGCAAGAAACGCGACAGCGCGCTCCAGCTCAGGAGCCATCTCGACTAACGGTCGCTTAAGCCTGCTATCGATATAACCGGCCCTGTAGTGCAGTTTAATGCGGGCGGGAGTTTGTATCCATATGCAGCTCAGCACGTCCCACGCACCCGCACCAGCACCGAGACTTGCGAAATAGCTATCTTCGATCCAACGTGCGGGGCTTACTCTGACCAAGCCGTTGCGTGGGTCTGTGATCGTGAAGCATCCTGTTGCAGTCTGCACTCCGCACGCTGCACAGACACCGCAACCACCACAAGGCCAGACAATCTCTACAGCCTGGCTAGGATCGGTGTAGTGTCGATAGATGTCCAGCTCTAGATAGAAGTTAACATCCGCCATGCCGTCGATGCCCTGCGCGTCAAGACGCTCCTGCAAGTCCCAACGTGCGAGCAGATGCCTGGCGACAGTAATATTAATCTGATTATTGAGACTATCAAAATCTACTCTAAGAGGACGAATCTCAAGAGCAGGGTCTGGCCCGTAACCTGGAGGGAACGCGCTAATCTCATTGGCGTCGATCACACCCGTCCCTACGCTGTCCAGAGTAAGGGTAGCGGTTTCCTTATAGCCGTCACCGTCGGTGTCATCGTACGTGACCTGTGGACTGCCTAGATACTTATAGCGTTCTACGCCAGGTTCGATCAGATGAAAGTTATTGGTTCGTAGACCGAACGCTCCGTTCGGCCAGAAACCCCATCTGTGGGCCGTAGTCAGATCAACCTCGTCGGTGAACCAGCGTGGGGACGGACTGAACTTCAGTGCCCTGTAGATCGTATCTTCCGCCTGCTGGATCGCTTGTGCAATCTCTTCTCGACCAGGACGCCCACCGCCACGCGGCTGCCAGGTATACTGCAGCACAGGATCGGAACAAGCCACATCCCGTTGCAGCTCGTTATACATAATGACAACTTGATTCGCCAGGATCGGACTATAGGATACGATCCTAAAGAACCGATCCAGAGGCAGATGGATGAACGGGAACATCCTATCGATGGTCGAATCAACAGCGGGCAGTGCAGTTGTCATTTGATTTCGAACTCAGGGAAGCTATCGGCCTTCTTCTTGGTCAACTCTAACTGCCGTGCGACCATCGAATTAATCGCACTGTAGGTGAACGGTAATAGAAACCACCGGCCCCCAGGAACAAATCGCTGCAATAAGGTCAATGCCAGCCCCACCCACACTGACATACACCACATACACATGGTTATCTCGTACTTGAACGACGAGACTTCTAAAGATTCGTCGTCCACGTATACCACGCCAGATAGTTCCCGAAGCCGACGAAACACTCGATACGGCCCGTTCTCCATTAACAACATACGAGTAAGTCGCCACGTAGCGACGCCACCTACTATCACGTCTAAGTAAGTCACGCCGCTCCTCCACCCCCAACCACTTCATCAGATGGCGGCCCCGGAGACGCTAGTGGTGTGACGGCCCCCACGTCACTATTGTCTACCGTGGCTGGTCTGAAATAACCCAACGCTTGCAGGCCAGGCACGTCCACGTTGTACACTCTACGCACGTTCCCTGGAGGTTCCGGTGAGAAGCGGTAACGGTTGTGTGTCACACGCCCTAGAAACGACCGTGTACCAGTCCATTCCGGCGGCGGAGTATAGAGAACTAATGAGGTGTCGTTCTCGATGTCCACGCCGTCGAACGGCCCAGTCTGCGGCACGTTCGATAGTATGCTAGGATAACGCCCGCCACCGCAACCGCCGCAACCCGGCATAGCTTCGCTCCTGTTCTCTTTCACGCCACTTATGTAGTCCGCCCACTTATGCTGAATGGCGAGCTTAATCTCATCAGCACGCAGTCGAGCTTCGTGACGTAGTGTGCCCGATTTTATTCTATAGTGCAGCAAGGGCGCTCGCAGATGCAGCCCGCATAGTCCTGCTTTAGCGGCGACCTGGATGGCGAAGTCCCAATCTTCCCAACCGTGGACGAACGATTCGTCCCACCGTACGTTATTTTTAGTTAAGTCCCATTTTCTGTAAAGGGCTGTGACGGGATTGGCTAACTTCTCGAAGATAGTTTTTGGATTGAAATCCGGGCTTTCGTGCCGCTTCCCCGTCTCAACCTCAAACCAATCGCTATACACAAATACGTTATGGCAATTACTTGTGGTAAGTGTATTATACAGATGATACAGAGCTTCCGGGTGGAGATAGTCATCAGCGTCCAGGAACAATATATATTCAGACTTAGCTAATGCCATCCCCCTATTACGGGCGTGTGAAACTCCCCGCCCGCCGGGAGTTACACGAACCCAGGAAGGCAGACCTTTTAGCTCGTTACCAGAATCGTTGACTACAATACACTCCCATTCCCAGAATGCCTGTGACTGCGCCTGCACACTGTCAACAGCGTCCAATAGATATCGTTCGTGTCCAGGCCCAACAGGGATTATCACGGACACTTTAGGCTTGTCGTGAATATAGATCGGCCCGCCTACTCCTGCGAGTTTATACTGACCGCCACTCCAAAAGTACCAACGATTCCACTCCCAGTCTTTGTGCTGATGGCTCACGCTGTCGTTACGATCACGGTATTCAAGTGTGACAAGATCAGTCACACGTCTCGCTCTCGCGCCGGCCGCGAGCGCCCGGAGCCAGAAGTCAGCATCTTCACCGAGACGGCAGCGTTCGCGGTAATCACCCACCCACGTAAACAAGCGACGGCGATATAACGCTGTAGATGTGATCTGGTTATTATGCTGGAGCTGACGAAGATGATCCGCTTCTTTCGGCGGCCAATCCGAGATGAGTGGAGTTTTGTAGTTGCCGCCAAAAACCTGCATCTTCCCGTAGGCGATATCGAGCGATCTATCATTATCAAGAGCGTCTACTAATAAATGAAGATTTTTAACACGATTGTCGGCATCAAGTAGTAGAACGTATTGACCGAGCGCGGTCCGGACGCCGACATTAAGAGCACCTGCGAGGTAGAGGTTCGTTGTATTTTTAACAATACGCAGAGAGGGATCATTTGTGACTGCATCGGGCAGAGGCTCCGTACTGGCGTCGTCTACGATGATAATTTCTGATTTGTACGGTTTCCCAACTAATTCCTTCTTGGCACTATTCACCGCTTCAGGGAGAAACTCGCCCAGATTATAGTTAGTGATTACTACGCTGACTTTAGGGCCTCTTGCCTCTTCGAGAACGCGGGTATATAACTTGGCGTACTGCTCAATCCAGTGTTCCCAGGTGAACTCAGCAAGGACGTGCGCTCTTGCTTGCTGACTAAGATACGCACGGTGCTCAAGACAGTAATCAAGGCCCAGCGCCAGATCATCGTAGTCGCCAGGCTCCGCCAAGTACCCGTGCTCTTTGTGAACAACAATCTCAGGCTGACCACCCCAATTGTATCCCAGAATAGGGACGCCAGCAGCCATAGCTTCCAGCGTGCCAATCCCCATTGTTTCTCTGGTGGTGGCAAGGTACACTCCTGCGTGACGAACCCTGTATTTCGCCTGATTATACGGTTCTACGTCGATGATTTTAATATTGGGCGCGGTCACACCCCTGCCCACGAAGGTGGTTGTGAAGTTAATATCAGGACGCCGTTCCGCGAGTTCTGAGACAGGAGCGGGATCACAGATCACATCAGGGCGCGTCTTGTTCCAGAGTACGTAGCCCTGATTCTCTGCTATAGAAGGCCACTCATCCGGTTCGATGCCGTGATACAGAACGTCCGGATTAAGCCAGGTGTTGCGCCTGATCGCGGTTGCCACCCACTCGGAGGGAGCTGTGATACGATCCGCCTGCTTTAAGTTTTTAATAACCGTTTTGTTTACGGTATCTGCCCACGAAGGCCATTTGTATTCTGACCAATACAGGCCATGACAATGCGACACAACAGGCACGCCGACTGGAGGATCGACCCACTCTCCCGCGTGGAGTGCTACGATGTCTGCGTCTTTTATGTCGTCCGTGATGTCGTATCCGTACTTAGGCAGCCAGCGGCGTTGTGCTTCTACGACCCTTCTGATGCCGCCTTCGCCTCTGTCCGCACCCGGAAAGTTAGGTGCGATAAATACTTTCATGCGACTTTAAAGACCTGAACATTCGAGGGAAGCCATACGAGCGGGCCGACCGTCCATTGCCACGTTGAGCGAAGCGCCGCGGTTTCCTCTTCTAGATAGCGTAGTCCGGCTAGCACGAACTTATCACGCCAGTATTCTTTCGACTGGCAATTGACGTGGTGATAGCCACCCTGCCCTACATCGGCTGCAGTAAACACCAGATACCGACCAACATGACGAGCCAGATTGCGTACAAACTCATCAGCGCAAGATTGCTCAAGGTGTTCAGCTACCTCCCACGAAGTAACCAAGTCGAACATTCGCCCAAGACCGAGAGGTTTACCCAGATCGTGTGCAACAATATCTGTTCCGGCTGGGGCTACCTGCGAGGCGTCAGGAGAGATTTCCACACCAACAGAGACCGGAACACCCGCTGTACGAGCCGTGTACACCAGCCAACCGTCACCGCAGCCCATGTCGCAGTATGAACCGGGGCGTCCGAAGTGTGCGAACACACCCCATAACGCACGCTCGTTGTGCGGTCGTAAACCCTCAAGACCCTTGAACCATTCTAGTTCGTACGCCATGCGTAACTCCGCTACTGGACGTGCGCTGCGCGGTGTGAAAACACAGCGCACGCCAGTACGCAACAGGGGGCCGTTGCGTCTATTAAGCCGGCCCGTAGAAGCTCGGAGCGGTGTCGCGGTCAGTCACACCACCGTTGACGAAGTAGGGATCGCCGGAGAACGGCTGACGCGGGATCATCGGAGCGGAGTACGCGACGTTCTCGATCCGCGCTGCCAGATGCGGCGTGAGAAGGATCAGTCTCAGCTCGATCAAACCGATCCACTGCACGCACCAGTTCACCGGAGGCTTCATGTGCCACATGTACTGGCCGCCGTCCGACCAGTAGTAGTTGCCCATGATCGGAGCCGCACGCAGCGTCTCAGCTGCAAGAGCAGCGTTCGGGCCGTTCCACGCGAAGTATTCCCAGAACAGGACGGACTTGTTGCCCTGCACTGTGAGCGGAAGCACGTAGATGTCGCTGGTGAAGTTGCCACCGGAACCGTTCATCGGCAGCGCGTCGTCTACGATCACGTTCCACCGAGCGCCGTCAACGACGAGATACTGACCAGCGCGCATCGCATCGCGCATGGCGATAGCATCGCCCATGTCGAAGCTGCCCTGGAGGTTGTCGTTGGTGGAATTGAACACACAGCGGTACGTGAGGTAGTTGCACGGCCACGCAGCCGTCAACTCAAAGAACAGTTCCTCGCGCATCACCAATGCGAACGTCGCCGGAGCCAGGCCGGTCGAAGTAGCCAACGAAGTCAGATAGCGCATCGTGTACGTGAGCGTGTCTACGAGCTGGCCCGTATCCTGCCCAGCTGCGTTGACGATGGTGCTATCCAGGCTGGGACAGGCGGTTCCTGTCACAGCGTCGCGCTTGCCGGTACCGACCAGGATATCCAGACCGGGGAACTCACGATAGCCGCCGCCAGGTGTGTTGTTGGTGGGGTTGCCTTCCCAGACCTGACGCATCAACTTATTCTGGAAAGCAACGCCTACTTCCGCGAACCGCACGTTGACTTCGTTGTTGAGGTTGATGTTGCCCGGAGTGGAGTTGGGATGCACGATGCCCGCTGCGCCAGGAGCGTTCGCAGGCCCGCCGATTGGGTCGTTCCAGATCATCAGGTCGGTGAACTCGCCCCGATTGATGATCTGACCCATACGAGTAATATCTAGGGTGCGGGTCTGATAGCAATAACGCCCGAACACGCTCGTCTGAAAGCAGTTCTTCATCGGGCCGGGAGTGGGGCAGTCGTCGCACGTTGCGTCCGGCTGCGCTCCAGCGCCTTCGACGAACCCCGTCAGATAGGGATACAGCGGGTTCATCGAGTTGTTCGCACGCGATGGGATTGCGCCCGCCAGCCCACGCGGACGTACGCGCGTGCTGATTACCGCGCGTTCCAGACCAGGATACGACCATAGCCCGTCAGGCCCATGCATGTACGGGCCGACTGGAGGCATTGCGGTGGCTTTCGTACCACCGCGCTGCTGAAGTTCTACCAGAAGCTGATCGAGGACACTCGGCTTGTCCATCACCCCAGGAGGCATGTTACTTTACTCTCCCCGAACTTCCGTCGGCCCCTGAGATGAGGCATCGACATTCACAGAAGCCATAGCTGGCGTACCAACTGCGGTTCCTGCATTCTTAGTCGCGTAGCCTAGCTGCTCCGCGATCATCGAGCTGAAGAAATCGGTCTGCTCTGTGCCGGCGGGCGTAGCAGCGGCGCCGTCAACGTTCTTGGCGTCCTCGGTAGGACGTGTGACGCCGCCGTTCTGACCGAACGCCTTGGCGACGCGAGCCAGGAACGCATCCTCGATCTTCTCGTCGTCGGACTTCTGCACGCCGTCAAGCTGCTTCTTCTGCTCGGTGACGACGCCTGCGAGCTGACCGACGACGGTAGTCAGACTAGCGACCTGCTCAGCGAGTGCTTTGTAGCCTTCGCTACTCGCCTCTGCGTCGGCCTTTTTGGCTTCCTCGGCTTCCTTGTACTCGACGCCGAGTTCCTTGAGCTGCGTAGCCATGCTCTCGGTAGACTTTTCCAGCTTGCCTACCGCATCCTCACCGAGAGCTTCTACGAGCCACTTTCGCCGTTCCTCAGTAAACGCCATGACTTCTGACTCCTTGGTGGCGTCGAGCACGTTAAAACCCGACGTTTCTACAGCCGCCCACTCTCTCGGCAGCACGCTAATCTCATAGGTTCGATACCGGCTAACATACTTCCCCTGCTGCAAGGACAGGAAACCGTGACTTACACCAACGTCCTTAGCTGATATCGCTTCGACAACAGATTCCTTGCCATTGTCGATCAGCCCGCTCGCATGGGCAAACCCATCGGAGAAGTCCAGCCAATCGGCTTCCCCAAAGCGAGTACCGCCAGTATGCCAGAGCCACAGTTCTGGGAACGTTCCGGTTTCGTACGCCCACTCGATGTAGTCTTTGTGCGCCGCTTCTGTGAGGATTTCCTGGTCTCGATCCTCCCAGGCATTAGAGTAGCGAGCGAACCATCTTAACTTTCCGTCTGTCTGTTTCACAACTCCGAACACGCCCTGCGTCTCCGGAAGCGAGGGCGCTGTCACACCCTCCTCGGCGGGGGCCGGGTCAGGAGTTCCGGACGTAAATAGCTCAGCTAAACGCCCCAATACAGACTTAGAGCCGCCTGTTTCGATGCCAAAGCGTTTCGCGGCCGCCATGATCTTCGCGCGTGCCCGCTTCTTCGCGTCGGCCGATTCGAACTTAGTCTGATTAAAGCGAGCGAGCGCGTTACGTACATGAGCTGCGTCGTGTATAGGAAGATGTCGCCCGCCGTTACTGTCGATGTATGCAAATGAGCTGGCCGACATTTCTGTGCGAGCGAGCTTTTCTTCGTTGAGCCACTCGTCACCGACGACGATCACAGGAACAGGCGCGGGCTTGTATTCTGGTGTAGCCCGCCACTGCTCAGAAAGTCCGTTGGGAGCAATCTCCCCGCTAACAACCGTACACCGTGCGGGGGACACGAAGAACATGCAATTGGAGCAGGCTTTGTTGTTATCGCCGCCCACAGGATTGTAGCCTGCCTGATCCTGAGGAAGTTTCCTACTCTCGTACTCGTAGGATTCGACGTACTGATAGTTCTTCTCAGCAGCGTCCAACTCAGTTTGATCTGATTCGACAGGTTCCTCACCGAGTTCCCATTCTGTCTCTTTGCGCTTGACGACACCGTTCGCCATGCGAAAGCAGCGGCTCTCGTCACCACCATCTTTTACACAGGAGTTAAAGATGCTGCGCCATTGGCTTTGCTTGCCTTCAGGCAGCTTCTTGACATAGGCAGGAAGCTCTGCGTTGCTAGCGTAAGGCACGTTATTGCGTCCTTCCTACCCAATGTGATCTTCGATGATGTACTGTGCACCTTCACGGAAGCCGCCACGGCCTCCCCTACCGTACACAGCTTCATCGACACGAAGCCAGCCTGTTCTGGCGTGGAACCACCACTGACCTGAACCGTCAGGGCCGCCGTGTACGAGACGTGCATAGTATCTGCCACGTCTGCGGTCACGCACCATATTACTAATCACATAAGCGATGCGGCCGCCACTGAAGTTAGGATCGGCTTTCCACGCTCTGCGAAGGTCGCCGGTGCGTTCGTATTCACCACCGATCCTGCCTTCGCCGCGCCTCGTGAATCGCGTACCGCTACGACTGCGGCGCTGGCCTTGGAATGAACCGCTGGGTGGTGGAGGATACTCTTTGAGGTCTTTGATGATGTCCTCAGCGAACTCTTTGGTATATGTTTTCAGGTCTTTCTCTATGCCCGCAGTCCTAATCAGATTAAGCCGGCGAGTAGCAATAGGAGTGAACGATACCCTGATTCCGCTGCGAACGGCCATTACGGTCGCGCCCCACCTTCAGGTGTGCCGCCTGGCGTACGGCCCTGTGATGTTTCGACGCTGCGTGGACGCCTATCGTTAGAATTGGCGGGTGCAATTGGCGCACCAACCTGACCACCCTGTGACGCTTTAGGTGGTTCTTTAGGCCCGGCCATTCCGGGTTCGATATCAGAAGGATGTACCGGGCTGGTTGGAGTAGTGTCGTCACCTACGATTTCGTCTGTGGCGTTATCTTCCTGCATCATCAGAAGATAACGCTCATCCAGGTCGCCGGCGTCTACTGCGAGCTGACGTGCAACTTCCGTGGTGATTTCGCCTGAGCGTACTCTGATTTCACGCTCAAGCGCACGCGCCCTGCGCAGTTCTGTCTGTTCCATCTGCGCAGCTACGTCCTGCTCACCGAACTTGAACGTAACGCTGCGAGGCAAGATACCTTGAAAGTTAAATATGCGTTCTATATGCTTCATAAACAGTCCCGGGCCTTTACCTCGGGACTTCATGTTTAGAACTTTAGCTTGCGTGGCCGTTCCGAGGCCACCACCAGGCAGCGGAGCGTAAGATTGATAATCGCCACCGAACGCCATTGCGAGGATTGTAATGTACGTCTGTAGAGATTTCGCTTCGTCGTACTCTTCTGGGATCGAAGCAAGGTCAATTGTCTCTTTCGAGATACGCGATGTCGGGTCGAGACTGGCCACGATAAGCGGCTGTATGTACCGGAGAAAACCTTGTGCATCAGCTGCCGCCTGTTTCTGGGCCATAGCATCTTCGATGATGCGAGTTTGCACACCGCCTACAAGATGCACCTGACGTGTGAAACGACCGGAGGCTTTTTCGTGATTAACGATACCAACATCACGCATGATCTGGGCGCTACGAAGTACGCGAGTTAATGCCGAATAACCCACACCATGAGCTTCCTCGATTGGTGAAGGGAACTCGCTCATCGCAATGACGTTGTACCACTTTAACGTATGTCGATTCCCCACACGATCAGTATAGATCACAGGAGTTTGATAACGGCCTGTGCGCTCGCACTTGTTCGCGTCGAGATGATTTAAGCTAATAACAGGCGCAGTAGGGCTGTCGTCTGTGCGTACGATTTCCAGGAACGCACCGTTGTCTTGTGTGAAATAATCGATCAAGAAGGGTTCCATCAAGGATTCCCAACCCTGACCGAACTCTACTCCACTGAGCATGTCTTGTGCGAGGCGTACGGTTCTATGAGGGCCTAACAATGCCCAAGGGAATGCGGTATACTGTGCGACGGTTGTGAATAAGGCCGAGGCAAACACTGGCTCTGTGGGCCAAAATGCCCTTAATTGATTGTCACGCTGCGTCGGACTGGTTCCCCACGGTACAATCGTATCTGCAGCACTGGCGACGTTGATGATCAGATTGCCAATACCCAAACCGCCGCCGGGGATAGACCCCTGCGGTGGTTGTTCTACGATTCTACTGGCCGGGTTTGGCAAGCTAATAGAGGAACTCACTGTCACAGCCCTTCAGGCGAAGCCGTGTGGTGGTGGGGTTCGGGCGACTTTTGCAGAAGTAAGAGGCGTCGTTTAGAAGAACGGTAGTGCGCTCAGTGCCCAACAGAATAAACCCCACGCTAACCAATTGATAGACGGTTGCGGGGGATTGCGAATGTGAACGCTGACACCTGCGATGAAGAAGAACACACAAGCGAGTACAACCAACACGGTATCAAGAACGCTCATCTTTAAGCTCCCTTAGACGAGACTTTAGCTCGTCGGGGGACATATCCTCTGCGCCTGTGATTTCATCGCTGGCTTCGTTGATCGCCTTAATTAAGGCATCCAGCTTGAGATTGAGCGCATCGGTGTCGTGGTTCTGACTAGCTTGGATAAGAAAGACCATGAGAAACGTTATAATAGTAGTTCCGGTATTTATGATAAGCTGGTGAGTATCGCTGAAGCCGACGAAGAAGCCAACGATGAACCATACTATGATCGTAAAGAAGGCGATTAACGACGCCCAAGGACTTCCGGTTGCACGGGACACTTTACGTGCGAGGCGCGAGAAACGATCATTGAAGTTCATGGTTTACGACGATTAAGCCAGATAGCGATTCCTAATAGGACGAACACGCCGATGAACAACGTGGCCCCAGTTATTAAGGCCCACGCCGGAACATGCTCGCTCACTTTCTAGCGTCTGGTGGCACGTACGGGCGGGTTGGCTGCGTTGGAGGCGCGGTCTGAATAGGGGGTGGTGTGTACTGTGCTTGCTGAATTGGTGGAGCGGTTGGTGGGATAAAGCTGACGCCTCTGAATGACATGAGGCTTTCTACGTTGATGCCGAGTGAGAACGCGAGTACACCCATCCCGATGCAGTTGAACCAGAACGGGAGTAGGGCTTCCCCTGTATCGAAGAATGTGTCGAAACAGAACATGACGAGCCAACCTGTGATGAACAATAGACAGATGATTTGTCTGAAAACAAACACTGCCGTTGCCATCTGGGCCGGTGGTACGTTCGGACTAGCACTAGGGCCTAAGCCTTGCTGCAAGGAAGCCAAGTGTCACACCCATCCCTACGCTGGAAGCGAGTATTAACGCGCGGAGGAGGGGATCGGCTGGGCCATAATGAGCATAAAAATTAAGGTTAGAACGATTATTGTCAGGCAGAGTGTCAGTGTTCGTTGGACGTTGAGTTCCGACCACACCAGTACGTGTTCCATTAGCCACAGTCCCACTCGCAGTTGGAAGCGGAGTAGGCGTGAGGGTGGACGTTGGCGCGGTGGTGGTAGTGGGTGCAGGTGTGGCGGAGACGACAACCGTAACCTCGATTATCTGTGGTACGAGCTGAGTTTGCACGATAACAACTGTCTGCTGTACTATGACTGGAACTTGTATAGGAGGAAGGGTTATGAATACGGGTGTCTGTGTGGGGCTAATCTGATTAGGCTGCGGCGTCGGGAGGCTCTGAGCTGGGGCTGGTTCTGATGGTAGTGCTGTGGTGGTTTCTGGTGGTTCGGCTGTCTCCGTGCCAGTGGGAATGGTCGTGGGTGGTGGTAATTCTGGCGCGGTGGGTGTGGATGTGGCTGTGCTGGAAAGGTCGCTTTCTAGAGGGGCTGTGATCGTCGTCGTGGGGGACATCACCACGTTCGAATCGATTAAAGGTGGTGGGGATGGTGTCACCGAGACGGTAGGTGAGGGGGTTGCTGTACGACAAGGCCCGGGTGTACTTCGGCTTCGGTACTGCGGCCATTCTCTCTCTTTGATGCGGATTTCACGCAGTCCACCAGGTAGGCTTTCACAGATTAGTAGGTTCTGCGTCCCGTCACTCTGGTTGGGCTGGGTCTGGCTTTGCTGGGATGTCGGGCTGCTGACTGATGTGGAAGGAGGCGATGCTGAACTCGATGTCGGTGAAGATACCGTCACCGAGGATATTGCCGTCGGCGTCACTGACGGTGAAGGCGTACTCGTTGGGGCGGGAGCTATCGACGGTGAAGGTGATACGGCCGCGGTCGGGGACGATAGTGGTGTTATCGTGGGTGAACTTGTCGCGGACGGTGTAGGCGTTCTCGTCTGTAGGGTTGCTGGACACTGATAAACTCCATTCACTAATGGTGCTGGTACTAGATCGTCGGGGTTATTAATGTGAGGCTGCGCGGCTGCAACGTTGGGGTTGGCGAATGTGAGAGTTGTATAAGTACCCGCACCTGTAGCGTGACAGAGAGTTAGTGGGCTGGGGAGAGTGCTCTGTCCGTAGGCTGCGACTTCACAATAACGAAGAAGAAGCAGTACGAGTAACGTACCAATAGTGAAGCCAGCGATATGCCAAGGTCGCACATTAGTTATTGTACAGATCGCCGTCGTCGCCGTCCGTACCAGCCAGCATGGAATACACGAGGACAACTGTTAATATGACTGCCATGACGACGACTATGACCCACAAAGGCATGTTATTGTTGGGGCTGATCTGGCTGAGGCTGAGGTTCGGGTACGACCGGTTGGAGTTCTTCGGGTTCTTCTTCGTCTGGTGGAGGGGCTGGTTTGGTTCCGGGTGGTTTGATCGGTTCTACGTCGGCTGGTTTGTCTGGTGAGGGGCGTTCTGGCTGAGCTACGTCCGGCATACGCTCTGCGATCATGTGTTTGCTATCCTGTCCATGAAGTTGCGCCGTCGGAGGCGCGTGCCCACAGCACGCCGTAATCAAATTCAGCCCACACACCAGCCTGATCACCTTCACCGTATGGACGGCCGGTGGTGCGTGGTCGTCCGAGATAGTGACCAGCTCGTAATGCATTCACCCAGCCTTGTGATGTAGGATCGTCAGGATTGTATGGGATACCTGCCCAGGCATATAAATCCTGAAGTACCCACGCTCTGATCTGCCAATCTTCCATCAACATGATCTTCTCCGGTTCTGGCTGAGGCGGTGGTGGACGGTCGATAGGCTGTAGTGCCATCGCCTGCACAGCGCCTAGATTGGCTACGCCTTGTCTTGTAGAGGCTTCAGTGTAGAAGTAAGGCGCTTGTACGTAGTATGAGAGCGGATCGCTGCTATATCTGTTTGGATCATCCTGAGCGGGGTTGTCGCCAGTAAGTAAGATAAAGTGGTGGGCGTTCCACGCAGGAGAAACCGGATACTGGCGTGGTTGGAGCGGGATGTTGTCGAGGAGGATGATGACGGGTTCATTATTCTGAATAGAGTTATTAACGGATTCCCAAGAATAAATCCAAGTTACTGACTGACCATACCAACCGGCTGCCATCGCAAGTTGCTGGAAGTTAACGTAACCTCCGGTCATACCTACGTTGTTTAAGCTACCATCGCGTGTGATGTCGGCTACCTGCAGCATCGCCTCCTGCGTCGGGGGTATCACACCCCTGTAGGCGAGAGCCATCGACAAACAGGCGGGGCCACAGTTATTGCCGCCGGAGCCGTTTATTAGCTGACTGATATAAGGAACGTCGAGACGTGTCATGGTCTGAAGCGGTGGTCGGTTTCTTCAGCGTGGCGAGCCTGTTCTACGAGAACCAGTACCCACGTCAGTCCTACGCCAGCTACAATACCGACTACGAACGAAAACCAGTTCCAGTCAGTCACAGAACTCGCAGCTCCGGGCGTTCACGTCTGCGAGATTCCACGAGATTTTTCCGCACGAGAAGCAACCGATCCCGTACTCGTGTGTGCCGAGAGTATACATGGAGTGGTGTGTGAAAGGATGGGCTAAGTTGCTTATGTAGTAGCGCCTGATGATAGCGTATTCTGAGGTTTGTCTTATGATGTCGCCCCATTCTAGAAAATTACGTAGCGCCGTGGTAGATTCTACACTTGGGGCAGTAGCGTCCATTGACATCTTCTGGTGTCCAGGAGATTGTGTCGCAGCGGAAGCAACAAATCCCATAAGCGAAGCTGTTGGCGTGGCCTTCTAGTACCAAACGTTTAATTATCACATGGTTCGTTGACTGTATGTATAACGAACCTTCTCTTAGAAAATGCTGCAGGCGCTTTCGATATTCTTCGCCCCTGGCGATCGGAGGCGTCGTGTGGGTGTTGTACGCTGTCACAGCCCTTCACCGTGGAGGGGGTTGGTTGCGGTGGTTCGAACGTTTATAGTGAGCAAGGTGCTGTCCTTATTCAGAGCCACGCGGTTTCGTTCTGGGTCATAAGTTGAGACGGAGACACTCGGAGGCTGCCATTGAGAGTGCTACTGCGGCATCGATTTTGGAGCGTTGTGCTTTCTTGACGAGCCGAAGTCGAGAGTTGTCGCCTGCTGGGACTTTGGCTCCGCAATTATAGAGGTGCTCTGCCAAGGTGGGGTCGCCTGTGTGATGGATTCTGGCGTCTCTGATGAGGTCGAATAGTTGTTTATCTGCGATAGAGCGTTCTGCGTTCTGTGAGAATGAACGTGTCCAGGCTACACCGTCGTTTCTGAGACGGGTCATCAGGTCGTGAAGTTGATATGCGTCGTAAGCGATCTGGACCACGTTGTAGTTTTTACACCACTCACGCAGCGTAGGTTCGATAGTTTGTGAGTAGTCGAGAGGAAGAGCTGCGGTAGGGTGCCAGACACGGCATAGATGTTGTTCCACCTGATCTGGTTGGGCGGGGTCGCGTGAGACGGCGACGAGTGCGGTGCAGTCACCCGTAACGCTGGCGTCTGCAGCAACAACGATAGGAGTGTTCTTCGTGAGAGGCGATGAGGTGCGGGCAAGTCGTGACCACCACTCTTTTTGGATGAAGGTTTCTGCGTTGGATACTCTTTCGTTGAGGTGAAGTCTGCGGTAGGCTGAGGGACGTAGTTCGCCTTCCTGGGCTGAATAATATTCTGGGGTTTGCCAGGGCATTCTGCGTGCGGCAAGTCCGGTATCCCAGTAGGCGAATGTGCGTGTGGGAGGATGATAATAGAATGGGAGTTCTGCGTCTGGGAACGGCCAGTCGAGGCCGAGATTAATAAGCTGGTGGCGAGTTAATCTGATGCCGTCTTTCTTGATGCGATCTTCGAGTTCGTTTAGGATCGCAGATTCGCCTTCGTACCCGGCGTAGGTTTCTACGTATCTTATCGATCTGGGACGTGTGGGGACGGGAGTTAGTTCTTCCCAAAGTCGGATTGAGGATTCCGACTCGTACCCCCATAGCTCTGACCACAGGGTTGCGACTGGGTTTGAACCTGCCTCGCCTTTGTAGTCTGCGGAGACAGCCTTTAATGTAGACGAGGAGGGTAGGTGCGTAGCTTGACGCTCGATGATGCGCCATCGGTGAGGGATGCCTTTGTGTTGGCGTCTGAAAGAGGGGTCGAGTTCGATGCTGGTTAGGGCCGCTTGGTAGATTCTGCCTCGCGCTTGTTCGAGGTCGTTGGCGAGGCTGAATACTTCGCTGTGTGATCCCCACGTCTCTGTGATCCAACGTGCTACGACCGCTGCGATTGCGGTCTTACCTGACTTTTTAATAGTTGAGTAAACGAGTGTCTGGAAGTTGGGGCCACAGTTTAATGCTTGGGCATGTGCTGGGTTAAAGAACAGTTCTAGTATGACGCGCTGGTGGGGGAGGAGTTTGATGAGTTTGTTTTGGCCGATATCGGTAGGGATATAGAAGTTAGCTTCTGCCCAGTCAGCGATATTGGGTGGAGCTGGAGGCTCTGACTGCTTCTTTATGAACGCGGCGATTGTGGCTAGCGCGTCACTCTGCTGAGCTGCTGTTACCACGAGCATCCATCAGAAGTTTGATAGCGCTTTGTACGTCGGGAGGCAGGGCTTCGAGAACTTGATCTGGATTGAGGGGGCCTTTCACACCTTCCCTAGAGGGGTCTGGTTGGGATAGATCGGGTCGCGCGATATTAGTGAGCGTCTGGAGTAACTTAATGTAAGTTTGGGCGGCGTCTTTGGCGCTGAGATTGGGGAGTGCTTGGATGAATGCGTGGTGGCTGAGGCGTAGGCTTTCGACTGTGTTGAGGATTAATAAGAGGTTCAGTTGTTGTGTGAGCGGGGCGAGTGAGTTGGGATCATTAGTTATAGAGGCGAGAAGTTGGGCTTCTGTGATAGTGGTGGAGAGTTCTTTGGTGGCTTGAACAGCGGCCAGTTTTGAGTTACCGCCGGATGCGATAAGATAGCCGACTGCTTGATCGGATGGGAGTAGTGTTGGGGTTGTCATCAGGCTAAGGGATGGAACTGCGGGCAGGGTGTGGGATGGGCACTTGTGGGATGTGCTTGGGACGATTATACATGGGTGGTGCTGTGGGGTCAAGGTGGGACGGGGTACTTTGTGGGATTGTTTTTGGGGTGTATTGGGGGCTTGACTTTGGGATTGTGGTGTGGTAGAATGGGGTAGTGATGGGGATGGAAGTTGGGGCACATTACAGGATGAGGTTTCTTCTGAGGCACGCGCTATGGGAGGGCCGCCCAATTGCGATCCTAGTCAGACGGTGTATACTCAACGTAGTTGAAGTAGTGAGGGTTGCAGAGAAAAAAAGAAAGCGCGCGGCGCGTCGAATCGAAGAGGATTGGTGAGTAAGAATAGTCTCACATTCCCAAAAAAGATCGACAAGAAAACAACCAAATCCGCCGACGTAGGACGGACGGCGTACGCTCACAGAATCTCATACCGCGGTCTGCATTTAGTGCAACGAATCCGTAATCATGCATGGGTATTTTCCATGTCGCGGAGCAGGGGTCACAAACTCGGTCCGGACTTTCGACAACCCGGATTATCAAAAGCGAGTTAGCCCCGCGTAAGGTACGGCCGCGTGCGCGGATTTGTCACCCGCGTAGCCTACAATTTCTGGCGCCTGTATGTGGCGTAGGTACACCGTGCCATGTGGTACGGCATTCAAGACCAGATAGTGCAGTGGGATACTCAACAATGTCGGACGCTATGGACCAGGTGATGGGCGCGCTGGACGGGCAGATTAACACGGCCGAAGGGAATGGGCAGATGACTGAGACGATTGTGCTGGAGAATGAGTCGGCGGAGAGCAAGAAGGATCCGGCTTTCATTCACATGCCGTTGACGCCGGAGTTGCTCGCGGCCGCGCGTACGGCAGCGGGTGACACGGCGCTCGGGCCGTGGCTGCAGCAAGTGCTCGCCGACAAGCTGGGCGTTACGCTTCCGGTCAAGACGGACGGGCGCAAGCGTTACAACACGGAGGCGGAGCGCGAGACGGCTAAGCTGAACGCGCGTGAGAAGGCAGCCAATCTGCGCAAGGGTTTGCTTATGGCTCACCGTGCGCGTGCGGCGGGCGACACGGCTAAGCTGGCGGAGGCGGAAGCGTTGATCGCGGCCAACAGCTAACACACTCGCACTCAGGGTAGGGCGGCAGGCTTAGCCGCCCACATTCTCTTAACTTCTTATTTAACTATTAACGTTGTGTTAGTAGATCACGCCGTAGGGATACCAGCCATGTTGTGCATCGTCCAGGTTTCTGAGGATAGGTGGATCGTAATCTCTGAGTACGGGCAGAACCTGACCCGTCCGTGCAGCTGGAAGTTTGCCGTCCGGTGCATCGGTCGCTGGACGGAATTCCGGGCCTGGTAATTGAGGGGGCTAATCTGATGATGCGTTTGACGGGCGATTTCCAGCTTACGTGCGGCGATTGCGGCGCTGTGTTTATGGTGCGGCAGGAGTACACTGTAAATCTGCAGCCTATGAAATTCTGCCCACAGTGCGGCACGGCTAATCTGAGGGAGCACAAGGCGCCGCTTCAGGAAATGCTGAAGGCGGCCTGTTTCTCTGGCGTCGACGGCAGGCTTGTGCAGATGCTGTACTCGGTCTGGGCGACGGACGCAGAATTCAAGCGGATTTATCCTCGGTTCGTGGACTATCTGAACAACGAACTCAAATTCGGGTGAGCCAGACGGCTCGCCCTGCGGCGCCAATCACACGCCTCTACGCGGCGGCGCTAGTTTCGCTAAGTGTGAGAAAGGTATTCTGATCGTGTGGTCTATCGTTGAGGTCGGTCCGGTTTGGTTCCTGCTTTGGGACGGTGAGATTTTCGAGGGATTTTACTACTCCCTGGAAGCGGCCGTCGAGCGTCTGCTGAATTGGTACAAGGGGTACTAATCTGATGTACAATGCACGCACTATGGGTCAGGCTATTCCGCGCAATTATCGTGTGGAATGGCCAGCTTACGGCGAGACTGTGACTTTCGCCAGCAAATCGGCCGCTCTGAAGCAAGCGCGCGATTGGGCGTATGAGGATAAGGCGCTCGTTCTGGTCTGGGACTTCGCTTGCGGCTCATATCTGGCCTGCTTCGACGGCAGGAATGGCGCGGAATTCTGCGACGGCTGCGGCGATCTGAGCAACACGCTTATTACGGTAGAGGCTGACAATCCGGATCGCGTGCGTGATCTGTGCGTAGCGTGCCGGTGCGAGCCAACTGACTCGCGCGTCAAGTACTAGCCTCTGGCACACGCTCTCGGGGGGCCGCTCGGCGGGTTTGGGCGGCCTCACTTTTACTTTTGAAAATGTGGACTTAATCTTAATCTGACGCCTATCCTCTCTTGTGAGTGGGATGGGTTCCAATTTAAAAAGATCAGCAGAAAGGAAGTGTAAAGGGGTCAGTGTGTAGGTAAATACGTAAAGGGTGAACTAGAACCCAACCCACTCAGCCTGTTCATCAGATTAGGATAGCATGTACCGTATAGTGTACCATTACGTCGACGGCACCCAGTCTAAACCATCCCGCCCATATTCTACTCTCTACCAAGCTATCGGGCTGGCAGAAATTAGGATCAACCAGTCCCACGTTAGCAACACTACGCATCCGGTCGCCTATGTTCAGATCATACACAACAAGCAGATCGTCTGGGACAGCAGGTTTCCGGCCTAGCCGGAGCCTGCCCAATCTCAACGTCGATCATACCAAGAATAAACCCACTTCACACGTCAGACTGTCATACTAAAAATAAAAAAACGTCGCGCCCGCGCCCATGCCGGGCTAATCTTAAAGTCAAATCTTAACTCTTGATTTAAAATCATGAGGCGCGCAACCCGCCAGGTTGTACACTCACGAAAGGCTAACTGCCCAATGTCCACCGGCTACTTCTTACCGCCAGACGGTAAGCCGTTGCGTCACGCACATCCGTACGTCGGCTCCGGCCCGTCGGATTGGCATGATGCTTCGGACGTTCACAGCGCCGATATGCAGGCGCACAACATCAACGACAGTTGGAACCCTTCCAGTGTCAGATGGGGTGTGAAAAACGCCAACCTGGGCAACGCGCTCAAAGCTAAGCTTGTGCAGCAAGCCAAGCAGGCTCACGATATCGGAGCGCCCGCGCCCACGTTCAATCCTCAGCCTAAGATCGAAGTCCCCAGCACGAACGGTGCGATTCCCGACGATCTGGCGCAACGGCTCGACGACGTTGAGCAGCTTTCCACGGCAGCGGCCACTACGTCAAACGCGGCAGCTGAACAAGCGGATCGCAACACCGCCCAGATCAACGGCTACAACGCTCAACTCGACTTGCTCAAGGCAGAGATACGCCAGCTGAAAGACGAGAAAGAGCGCACTACTCGTATCGAGATTTACAATCGCGATACGAACAAGACCTACACTCTGGACGGCCCGAAGCACATCGACTTCGATGATTTCTTCGATGCTGTGCAGTCGATGGCGCCAGAGCGCCGTAACTTCTGGCTCGCTGGTCCGGCAGGCGCAGGCAAGTCCTATCTGGTCAACCAGATCGGCAAAGCCCTCGGAATGGAAGATCGGATCGACGGTTACGGTTCGATCCTCAACATCATCCAGCTGGTTGGCTATCTCAACGCGGATGGTGACTACGTAAGCACCCAGTTCTACGATTACTACGTGAACGGCGGTGTGTACTTTCTGGACGAGTGTGACAACTCGGTTCCGGAAGCGATGGTCGCTCTGAACATGGCACTCGCCAACGCTCAGTTCGCATTCCCGCGCGGCAAGGATGGCAGCGGCGGCCTTCGGAAGCGTCACAAGAACTGCTACATCTTCGCTACTGCGAACACGGTCGGTGCGGGTGCTGACGCACAGTACAACCGCTTCAAGCAGGACGATGCGTTCATGGATCGGTTCACATTCTTTCCTATGGACTACGATCCTAAGCTAGAGCGCAGCATGATCCACACCAGTTGTCACGAGTGGGTCGAGGTTGTGCAGAAGGTTCGCCAGGCGGCTCGTGATGCGAAAGCAACGTTCGTAATCAGCCCAAGGGCCAGCGAGCGCGGCCAGGATTTGATCCTCCATTCGAAGCTCAGCCGTCGCAAGATCGTAGACATGGTGTTCGGACGCTACACTCGCGCAGAAAAGTGGCCTCACGTTGGACGGGCGGCAGAAGATTGGGTCGCCCGCGATCCCGGTAGCAACGGCAAGACCAATCTGAACAAGGTTAACTTCAATGGTTGACAAGTACAATCACTTCAGCGGAGCTACGTCTTACATGATGTGGCTCCGTGAGCAGCGCATCATCAACGGGCCGATGCCTTCTTTCTCAGGTGAGCTGGATACCGAGAACGTCAAAGAAGGCGAGCGTATTCTACTCGACGGCGACGAAACGCACGTCAAACGCGCCCAGGATATCGTCGATCAACTCACGCTAGAGATCGAAACGCCGCGCAGGGAATGGTATCGTGAAGTCTACGGTTACTATCCCGACATTCCAGCGTACGTGCAGGGTCAGCCGCAGAACATGTGGATGCAACGTCGCACGAACGACGAACGCACGCCAATCCGCCTCTTCGTAGGTCTTACCTCCAGCGCCATGATCCCCAACGCTAAGCTGATCGAGCGTGGGGCGGCACTCGCAGCGTTCGCAATCGCAATGGCGAACATTCGTCCAGTAATCATCACACCGTTCGTGTGCCTCTCCAGTATCGACCGCAGGCGCAACATGTTGATCAGCTGGGATATCTCCACTCAGCCTCTCGTCTTAAGCGAAGTGATGTCACTCACCCGGCCGGAAGTCACACGCTACATCGGGATCGAAGCGTGTAGACATCAGTTTGGACAGTCCGCGCGACGTGACCCAGGTTTCCATCGCGACAGTTGGGACGAAGAACTCATGCGTAAGCATCTCAACGCCCAACCAGATGATTTATACTTGCCTCCGATCTACGGTGACGATCCACTTCTCGACAATCCTATCAAGTGGATTCAGGATAACATCGCCAAGTTCACCAGCGGCGAAGCCACCGATCTAGAAACCCGGCCCACCGATTACTAACACGCCTACGGCTAGAGGGGTGTGATACCCGCCCCTCACCAATGTCTCACATAGTCCCACCTGCTCGTGGTGTGAGATGCCAGCGTCTAACGGGACTAAAGAAAGGTTCACACAATGTCCAACTTCCCTACTCGCACGGAACGCACAGGGTACTACATCCCGACCGACACCGATGGCAATAGCAAAGGCCACCTTCGCCACTCACACGCGCTCAGGAATAACCCGCAGTCGTACCTCTGGCACTCCGCGTCCGAAGTCCACACCAGCGATCCCGACGCGCACATTCGGTATCACAGCTGGGTCTACAGCATGACGTTGTGGGCCGTCTCCAACAAAAACATCTCAGACTTCGACAAGGCCCTGCTCATCGCTCAGGCTAAGGAGTATCACGATGCTCGCAGCTAAATACTTCTACGTCGCGTGCAAGCTGTTCGCCGTCCTCGCACTTCAGGACTTCGCACCGGGCGATGCATGGGTATGCCGTCCTTCGCAGTCGCCAGCAGGCTTTGACTTCGTGTACGTCACTCAGGTTAAGTCAGGCGATCTTCAAGTGCAGTACGAGGATCAGTGCGACGCCGCTATCACACTCGCCTCCGCCAACGATATCTAATACCACATCGAGCATACTGTCACACCAGCCAGTATGCTCCAGTGTGAGATTAATATCAACTCACAAGAAAGGGCTAACTGCCATGACACGCCAGCCACGCACATTATTTCACGCCCGCGTAACACTCGCACATGATGGTTTCTCATATATCGTAGACGAATCTCATTCCTACGATCAGAACGATAGCCTCGATCAGATGATGAAAGAGGCTCAGCGTATCATCGGAGGCAAAGGCTACACCGCCACGTTCAACGAGAACAGTCTCAGCTACATCATCTCACGTCCAGACTGGACAACCTACGCTACACTACGCATCGCATCCACCGACGACGGCATCGATCTGATCTAATACCACACCAGAGCATACTCTAACCCAGTATGCTCAAGTGTGAGATTAGTCCATACTCACAAGAAAGGCCAGCAGCCATGAAACGAAGATTATTCGTAGGCGCCGGTTGTGCATCTATCCTGGGCTTCGCAAAGCTGCACGAGATAGGTGCAAACCTACCACCAGAGGAACGTGCAGTTCCGCTCATCGACGGGAAGTGGGGTCAGACTAACGACGCTCCCACACCCACACCAGCCTTCACACCCACACCCGAAGCACCGCTCGCCCCAGAAGCTACGCCGGTACCTAACTCAGAAGGTAGACTTCATAGGCAGGTACGTGAAGCACAAGAACTGATCGCCCTGATCCAGCCTGTACTCGACTACATACCTCACATCGAACACAACGCACAGATTATCAGGGTTGCGCGTGGTGAGGCTGCTACATCCAGAATATGGAGCGACATCGTAGCGCAGCGTTATCACATGGATGCGCTCGTCAGAGGCATCATGCCTACGCTAGAGAAAACAGGCCACAGGATCAGCCCACCAGAACTCGTGTCGTGTAATCATCTGTTCGTAACGTTAGGCCGCAGCAAGCAGCCTGGACAGACCGACGAACAAATGATAGCCAAAGCACTAGAACCGCCCGCCAGCGACCGTGATGCGGTGTTCAAGAGTACACAAATCTTCGGTTCCATCACCGCTCTCAGAGCTAGACTGACGTTGTTCAAGCAGGAGTTCGAAAGCGCAATCACCACCGCACAAGCACAGTACGCATACGCACACGAATAAGAAAGGGCCAGCAGCCATGACTGTCACACCAGGCGACATCGAGCGAGCCAGACTAGAATACAAAGCGAACGTACAAGCACACGTCGAAGCTATCATCCAGCTCCTAGCACTACAGCCCAACACCAGCCCAGCACACAAAGTCGAGGCGTATCGTGACGGCGTGCGTATCCCCGTCAATTTCACCAGCGACCGTGTGCTGTACGTATACTGTCTGCCGTGGGCGCGAGGCTGGAGCATCTTCACCACACCAGCCACCGACGATGTGTACAGCTTCAGCTGGCGTGAAGTTAATCTGAAGTGGCGCGGCTTCCAGATGCCCGTGTACAATCCGCGTGATATGAACGGGCCGTGGCACTGCACACCACAGCAGATCACAGCCGCCCTCATGTGGGTCGTCGGCCGTGTAGGCAATCACGAGAAACGCCGCCAATCACAACTCACCAGAAAAGGATGGTCATACTAAGATGTCAGATCAGCGGTTCACCGTGTTCACCGTCACCATCAAGTTCACACTGCCCACGTCTACTTCAGACCAGGATGCACAATCCGTACACGATGCACTCAAGCTGTGGGTTGCGAACCCAGACTTCAAAGAGCGCATCGACACTGAACTCAGTGTACACCTGGCCGACATGGAGTACGTTCCAGTCCTGCCAAACGACCCGTTCGACCAAGAAAGCCTGAAGATCGAAGTCGAATGAATACAGCGTGTGAACTGTGCGGAGCCAGGGCAGTCATGCATTTCTATGCGCTCAACCCTGGCTCGCCGCTCCCTACACCACAACGCGGCGACGATCCGTTCTACCCGCCAGACCTTGCGGACTTCCGTTTAAATTGCTGCGTCGAATGCTTCGAAGTGACCGCCACTCAGCTACGATCCGAAAACTACGTCGGCCTACGGGCAACGGGTGTGATCCCCGGAGATTACAAGAAGCAATGAATAACGAACCACCAATTCCAGTCACACTCACCGTAGTCGAGAGCCGACCCAACTTCAACGTCATACTATCGTTCAATGCTGACCCGCCACACCTAGCGTACATTCTCAGCTTCCACCTGAGCTTAGAATCTGCACTAGACGCAGCGTTTATCTATCTGTACACATCGAGCCTATCAGGCACATTCGCACGCCCGAAGCACAGCTTTCGCCTCGCAGACCCACCACCGAAGCAGCCTCATGTGAACGTCGCACTATCTGACGAAGCGTGGGCCTATTTCAACGAACAGACCGAACTCTATCGCTATAACGGTCGGGCGTATTATCTCGGCGTCTCGGTTTACTTAATAGCCCTGCTCGACGCCAATCCCAACCCGACAGACTGGATCGACAATCGACACAACATCGAACCAGACCTGCCAGAGTACAACGATGCTCGGGTCGAGGATAACCAACTTCCGGTGTGGAATGACGACGAACTAGGCACCGGCTCACGCAACTATCAAGGCCGGCGTCGTCGAGTCAGATCGTTCCCCACCCAAAAAATCAGATTAATCCTCTCACGCTTAGAGCCTATCGCACTCGCCCACAAACTCACACCAGCGCAGGACAAGCGTGATTTATTAAACCGCCAACGCTGGGCCAGCGCCGCTTTAGAAGCGATAGGACTTCGGTATCTCGTGCCACGCAACGAGCCTCGTATTAATCCTATGCCAGCCAAGCGTGATCGGAGGCACCACAAGGACGCGGCCAAAGCTGACGAGCGGTTCCCTTTCTTCTAGCCCATGAAGTACATACCTCTCACTCAAGGCTACGAGGCTATCGTAGACGATGAAGATTACGATAGCCTCGTACTACACAAGTGGCACATCCTAAAGGTAGCCGACCTGCGTTATGCTAGGCGCAAGTCATATCCCACCTACCAAGACGTACTCATGCATCGTCAGATTCTAGGTGTGACAGATCGAAGCCTGGACGTAGACCACAAGGACGGCAACGGTCTGAATAACCGCAGGGAGAACCTGCAGGTAATTTCACACGACTTGAACGTGGCCTTACACTGGCGAAGAAGGAGGAAACCTTAATCATGGACTAGGCCCAAGCAACTTTTCGAACACGTCTCGATTTCCCACCCAACCCACTTGTATTTCCCCCCACGACGCGGTATAGTCTATTTGTAAGGAGAAACGCCCACCATGAGCGAAACCGCACAGGCCGAAGCGCAGTCCACCCCACCCGCCGAGGGCACCGCACCCGCCACGCCTCCCAACGGCACCGCGCCCGAG